TTCTCCTTTTCTTTAACTACCTTATAAGTTCCTTTATATTTCCTTAGATGTACATTATCTGGGATATAATCATACGGGTTTTCTACCTTAATAAGTTGGTCGCCAACCTGTACATATAAATAGCCATGCCGCGCCATCTTAACATTACCTTGATTTTGCCGCATTGGGCAATTCAACATACCATCTAGTTGTTTCCAAATTTGGAGCTTGGTACATCTATATACATGAGGGCAGATTGGTTCTCCCTCTTGCTTTGTGCATCTGCAAAAATCCATATATGCGCCTACTTTACAATAGGGGCAATCCATGATTTATTACCTCCTCATATTGAGTTGTAATAAAATGGGGTAGCCGAAACTACCCCATTATTATTGTTTATTAAATTGTGATTAGCCAGTAACCGTAACGTTGGCATAGCCAATCTTATCGGTTGGCTGGCCATCTGCGCCATTGAGTGTTACAGAAATTACAGTGTTGCCAGCAGTGCTGGTTGCAGTAATAACACCAGTATTTTCGGCAACGCTTGCAGAAGCGCCAGATTCAACAGCAAACTTAAAGTTGCTATTGTCCATCATACGAGATGCAACGCCACCACCAAAGACGGCATAGACCTGTAGAGTCTCAGTGGCGTTCTTGGCTAGTTCTAGGTCAGCATTAGCAACAGCAACAGCCTTGACATCGTCCTGCCACTTTGCGCCAAAGATTTCCTGAGTCATAGTACCATAGATGGGGTCTTCCTCGCAAGAAGCGCCATCATCAAGTGCTAGAGCAGAGCCGTTTAGAGAAACGGTTGCAGCAGAAGTTGCAGACCAAGCTAGATTTTGAGAACCATCTAGCTGATACTGTGGAATATCAGTAATGAGACGACCATACTTAGAAGTAGAAGCAGCAACATTAGCGACATCGCCAGAGTATAGGTCGTTAATCAGAACAAGGTGCAGAGTCTTAGGTACATACTGAGCCTTGATAGTGATAGACTTAGCGTTCATATTCTGATAGAAATACTTGACACAGTAATGGTCACCATTCTTAGCACTAGGAATAGTGATTGCATTCTGAGAAACAGTAGCAACAGTCCAGTCATCATCTGCGGGCTTCTTATACCAAGCAAGAATAGTACCATCAAATGCAACAGCAGTCTCAGTTAGAGTGATCTTACCGCCTGTGGCAACAGTCTCACCAGCTTTGGGAGACTCATACAGAGTAACGCCACCCTGATTTACATCAACACCTAGAGAAGCTGCAACATACTGTAGGTTAAACATTGCGTCAGTAATCTGAATGTTCAGATTGGAATCGTGGAAATATTTACCGTAGAGTAGATTGCCGGGGCCACCACGGACTTCCTCACCCGTGATGGAGGCATCGAAGGTGGTATCTGAAAGTGTTTTGCCAACACCAATTAGTTGCTGACCATAGAAGAATAGTGCTCTTGCAGGGCCAGCCGTAAAAATATTAGCCATATATTTTCATTTCCTCCTCAGTTATTTTGAGTTAGTATTCATATTATACATAGCATCTAAAGCCGCCCCATCAGTAGGCATATTCTTTGATGCTCTTATTTTACCATCAGCAACTTGACCATCGCCACCCATGGATTTATTATAATCCTCAAGCGTCATGATATAGTCACTATATTTATCTTTCTTTTTCTTGTAAATCCAATGCTCCATGTCTTTGGCTTTACCCGCATACAAGGCAATAGGCCGCGTCGTTAAGAAATCCACTTCTTCGCATACCTCATTAAACAAGAGATTGAAACTGCGATATGTCATAGTGTAGAGCTTTTCTTTATCATAACCGGTATGAGCCGCGACAATAGCGATTTTGCGCTCAGTCGAAATCGGCGCACATTTTGCGGCTCTCATTGCCTTAGTTTCTTCAATTGCCTTTTTTAAGTCCGGGTCAATATATTCGTCATCATAGTCAAGTATATTTTGGTACATAACAATGCGGCGAATATCTTCAAAATCTTTCTCATATATCTTGACCTCACTATTGCCAACATCACCAATGAAAGGCTTGCCGCTATCGTCATTCAGAATAAATGGCAGTTGCATATGGAAACAAAGGATACAAATATTTGTCAATTTTTGTCGCTCATATTTAGCCGCATCTTCATCCTCTTGACTTAGCTTATATTGCATGATATACTTGAGATAAGACATCTGAATAATCTCAACAGAGCCAAGACTATTTTTATCTATAGTCAACAAGTCACAACTTGTTAAAAAGATTAAAGAATCCTGTAATTTTACAGGATATATCTGAAGCTCATGACCGTTCCTTAATTTATATGGTACAGGCTTATCATAAGCAAAGTAAAGCTCATTGTAGACATAATAGTCCGACTTCGGATTAAACACGGCAACCATCCTCTGTGCCAGCATCGCCAACATCAACAGCCATGTATAACTGCACACCTGTGAAGGTCTTATTGTTGCCAATTGTTGACCGTGCCGCGCTATATCGGCTCATATCATCCAAGAATGTCAGCTTGCCTACGCCACCAACTTCTACTCCATTCAATAGAGTAAGGATGCAATGGATGAACAAATCGCCGCGATTGACAGGAATGCCGTTATATTCAACTAGGCTCATCTGACCGCCATACAAACAATCAAACGCATAGACTACTGTGCTAGTATATAACTCTGAGGCATGGATGTAATATTGATATATTTTAACAATCTGCTTAGATTCAGCCATAGCATCCTCAATTAGATTGGTTAAGAATACGCTATATGTATCCTGCTTGCCTTGCGCCCATACTAGCTTCATCTTCTGTTGAAATGTAAGCGGTTCATGTCTTAACGCCTTATAGTCCTGATATGCCAACATCTTCCAAAATATCTCAGCAATAGGGTCGGTTGATTTTGCTAAATACACCATAATATTATATGGTATTGTCGGTAAACGACTTAATGAATTATACATCTAACCGCCCTCCTTTAGCCCATTGGAAATGGCACGTTTTCATCCATTGGATAATCAATGGAGCTATTATCCGCAAGCTGATTCGCAATATCATCACCGGCATGAGCCTCATCAAGATATAGCTCAAGGATAAGCAATGTCGGCTCATCAATACCGTATGCGTTGATTGCGTTCTGATAGGATAACAGTTTGAATGGTCTACCACCCAATATATAACGTGTGTTATATTTGAATAGCCTATATACATCCTCATTACCCTGAACCATAACAACAGCATGATTATTTGGCGTGATGATGGGTGTACTTACCTGTGCTGATGGTGATTGCATATCATAGTCAACAACACATGGCGCACTAAAGATTACGTCATTGACCTCATCTTTAATCCGCATAACATTGTTGCAACGGCGCACACCAACGCCACGGGGCAAGCCATCAAATTTACCTGAATCATGGACAATCCATACATTGCTGTCGAACTTGTAATACAGCCCGCGCACAACAAAATGGTCAATATCTCTAAATATTAGTTGTAGAAAATCTATAGTATCCTTTTGTCCGGTCGATGTAGTTGCCACAGTAGGCGCAACCCATGCCTCTACTGGATTATATTCATTAGACCCTATTCCATTTTGCTCTAGCAATTCGCCGCCATTCTCAGGCGTTTTAGCCGAGGTGTTATCCCATTGTGAATTTATATATTCTTGCGTCAAATCGCGGTAATAATCATTGGGGTTTGATTGATATTGAAACATCTCATATGCCATATCAATCACCCATCCTTTCAATCCTGTTCGTCATGCGCAATACACATGAACGAATAATAGGATGAGTAAGCTCAAGCCCCATTTTGCTTAATCCTGCCAATGTATCGGCGATTTCACCATCAACCGCCCTAAATCGCACAGATAGCCGCTCACAATATGCTGTATAGTCGGCTTCTTCGATTGTTGGCTCAAGACTGGTTAAATCTTCAAACAGTAACAGGACTTTATATAAAGCATGAATTTTATCTTGCTTGTCTGTTCTACTCATATATCCACCCCTCTTTAATAATTATAGGAGGATAGATATAAGAGCTGGTATTTGTCGTGAATGAGCCTATCTACATCTTCTTCGAGCTTATCAATGACGTTCTGTTTTTCTTTGAAATTCTGCGAGGATACGCCATCCATCTGGAAAGAGGATGGAACTTTAAGTTTTTGCGCAATCTGTGTTGCTACGTCCGTCTCACCGCGCCACCAGTATATAACCCAATATTCGGCAAGAATCTGAATCTCTAAATCTGTTAAATCTGCGTCAAATTGTCTAAGCTCTGAATCGTATGTTAGAGGTTGCTCACATTCTATAAACTTTGCGGCTGAACTAACGATCCACCCATCAATCTTGTCGTGAAACAGCTCGATGTTTGCGTCATATAGCTTGCGCAGTTTATAGTCATCAATTACGCTTAATGCTCTTTGCCCAATAACATCAAACGATGTTGCCATAATTTATCACTCCTCTTCGAGGGGTTCAATATCAATTAGATTTTTACCACTAAGTTCACCAATCTTTACAAGCACATTTGCATCAACCGGATGTCCATCAAGTACCATATTAGAAATAGTATCTACAATGATTTGCTTCTGCTGGTCAGTTGCGCCCTTATATGTCTCACAAATATCAACCACATTCTGCTTGAGTAGTTCCTTGAGCTGTGTCGCACTAAGAATATGTCGATAAATTTCATCTAGGTCGCACTTATGAACAAATTCTGGGTCATCAATATATACCATGCCGCTAGATACAGTTTCTGGCATATTGTTTACGACAGAAAACGCCTCTGACTCTGGAATCATCTTATACTTGTACTGACCTTCAATTCTGTGCATACGAGTACCGCGCAGATTGATATTACCCGGACACATATTGATGAACTTAATATTTCTAAGTGCCTTAGATTTATCCTCGATAGATGCGGTATCTGTCTTGACCTGAGACTGTGCTTGCATAAGAACCTGCATCTGTGCCATCATTTCTTCCATGCGCTTCTGCTGTTCTGCAAGTTGCGCCTTTAATGCCTCTTTTTCAGCATCAACAACAGGTGCTTCGGTCTGCTTAGTTGCCTTGGTAGTCGTAGTGGATTTAGTGTTTGTAGTATTTGCCATTCCTTTTATTTTCCTTTCTTATTTCCGTTATAAATAGAGAAAGATGAGAGTTATTCGCTCTCATCCTCAATTACTTTATACCAATATCTTTTCTTATTTGAATATCGTAACTCTATATCTTTGAACTTTTGGGGCATCTTATAATCTCCATGCAATAAATGAGAAGTAGTACATCTTGGTAATCCATAATACCTATCACATTCTATCATAGATGTAAATTCTATTCCATCACATATTACACTTTTATCAGCATATACAGAAGTATCCTCTATATATTCATGGTTAACGCCATAATATGATAAACCCCTATTTTTATATTCTTCCGGCATAGAATTTTCGCCACGCAACCAAGCTCTAAGCTGTGTCAAATTTTCATCAGGATGAGATCTCACACATTCTGCCATAGAAGCATAAATAACACCATCAAGCACAACGGCTTTGTTTTTATAACAATTCATTTGCATTTTTTCAATGCTGGAAGTGCTATGTTTACGCCCTTTAACAGACTCAGAAATTTTAGCCCGTTGTTCCTCCGATAAAGACGCGCCTTTATTCCAAGGAACACGTCCAATCCTAGCCTCGCTTAGATGCTGTCGCCATTCTTCGGTGATTACTCTATTTTTAGCCTTATCGCTCATTTTGCGTCTGGATTCATCGGACAGTTCTTGTCCATATTCTCCTCCGCTAGTTAAATTATATCCAAAATTGGGGTTGTTGGTATTATATTTAGCAATAAGCTCTTTCTCAATACAACTAGCTTCATCAAGATTTAGCCCCTGATATATAACATCATGTTCAAAATTGTCCCAACCATACTTTTGTATAGCGTTCCAAAAATGTTCATTGTTTCTATATCCAGAACCATTACCTTTCCATCTTCTAGTTGGCTCTTTAGATGTGATACCAACATACTTTTTGCCATTTATTGTATTAGTGTGCATATATACACTAAAAACATTATCTTTCGCATTAGTTTTCATTCAAATTATCCTCCGTCAAAGATATTTTGTTATAAATATTAGAGAGTAATCTAATTGTAACGGCAATTAGAAAGGTGGCCAAACCCTGTCCTCTCTTATATATTATATCATGAGATTACGATTTTGTCAATAAGAAATTACTCGGTGATGGTGAACAATCCAGCGTACTGTGCCCCCACGAACTCGAAACCATAGTTCTTGCGCATTGTAAAGTTCTGCGTTAGATCAGCATTCTCATAGAACTGGTTGCTGTTGGTGAGAGTAGTAGACATAGCGCCAACAACTAGCTTAGAGCCAACAGGAGAAACAACATATAGCTTGTTGTCATCAAGAGCTAGACCATAGTTAGAGCCAGTAGGCATCTGGGGTAGCTCATAGAGAGCAAAGCCATAGAAGTCACGGAGAACGTGGACAGAGCCGCCATTAGCGTCGTAAGTGCCACGATAACCCATAGTGCTATCGGGTAGGACGTTAGCTAGGGCAGAAGCAGTACCCATGATGATTGGCTTAATACCATTGTTGTAAGCCTGAACGCGCTGTGCTAGAGCAATAAGCTTCTTAGCGTCAAATGCAGCATTCTCTAGGAACTGAGAAGGATAGGAAGCGCCAGCTAGACCAGCATTAAGAGCGGCAACGGCCATCTTCTGCATATCAATCTCAATGGAAAGAACGATAGCGCGAACGAAATCGGCAATATCTTCCTTACCAGCCATCACGCGATACATATCAACGTAAGTGGTGATAATGCGCTCCTGCATGGAAATGACAACATCACCAGCATACTTCTTCTGACGGAAAGTAGTGCGCTCACCAGTACCACCAGCAGAGACAGTGTAAAGGGTACGAGGCATAACCTTGACCTTAACAATGTCACCAATGCCAGCCATACGGAAATCAACGAATGGAGCAAGAGACTCAGTAACATATGCAGGAAGAACTGCATTGACTAGGGCGTTAATAACTGCGAAGTTAGCCCAGCGAACCATAGGATTAGCTGCCCACGCATCAGTATTCTCAGCATTGCGAGTGCAGTTGGAAAGACGCTCAACTTCTGCAAAATATGCGGCGTTGACAACATCATGCTTTTCAGCAAGAGGCTTGGTTGCATCATAAGCACCTAGCTTACGACCCTGTTCAGCATCGGACTTATGGAAGTGATAGTCCATGAACTGCTCATAGAACTTAGTGTTGCCATTGGAGAAAGCAACAATTTCTTTGCTTAGATTCATAATATATATCTCCTTTGCTTATTTATTAAATTTAATTAGTTACGGACGCACTTGAGAATCCAAGTCTTAACAGACTCAATACCAATGTCAACACTGTGGGTAGCCTCAATGCTGAAATAAGTGCCAGCACCAGAAGGGGCACTAGTAGCAGCAACTAGACGGCCATTGGTATCAACAGTAGCAAACTTAGAAGTGCCATCAGTAGGAGCAGTAGTAAACGCAGAAGCAGGAACTTCAAGGAAAGTGCGACCAGCAGTTAGACCCTTAATGGAGAATGCAGTGCCCTTGGGGTTATAGAAATAACGAGGGTCGCTCATTTCCTGCTGTTCAATAGTATTACCAACAGCGGGCTTTTCGACGAGCCATAGATCGGTAGCGTTAGCAAGGGGTAGCGTGCAAGCAAATTCATAGCCGCCATCAGTGGTTAGACCAAGAGCGCCACGAGTAACAAACTGACCATTATCTAGGTCAACAGTAGCAATACCAGCACAGTTGATGGAATCATTCTGCCAATCGTCAAGAGTGCGGATAACAAAAGAGTGAGTATTTGCCATAATATAATTATCTCCTTTTAATCAATTTTAGTTTTAGTCCCATAGACCTTTATGCTCCTTCTTTTCAACAGGAGCCGCGAAAGTAAATACGTCGGTTTTCTCTTTCTTTGTGGTTTTCTTTACAGCAGAGAAACAATATGCCTTAACCTTATTTGCCCAAGCATCAACATTCGCAAATTCACAAGCCATGCCTTCTTCGCGCATCTGCTTATAGCAATCATCAGACATATATTCCTTGCATTCAGCCATGATAGCCTCGACAGAAATAGCCTTTTCCTTGTTCTCTACGTCTTTCTTAAATTGACGTAGCGTCTCAAGCTCAGAATTTTGACCCATGATGATATTGTCTCTATCTTCAATATCTTTTTCAAGCTGTGCAATACGAGCTTTCATATCATCAGCGGACATCTCATGCTCTTCCTCATGCTCGTCATCTTTGTCGTCATCGTGGTCATGCTCATCGCAATCGTCACAACTTGGTTCTTCAGCCTTAACCTCAATCTCTGGCTCGGCCATTTCTTCTTTCTTTTCCTCAAGAGTGGATTCAGCCTCAACCTCGGTAGCGGCAAGTTCTTTAATCTCTTCCATTTTAGCCTCCTCCTTTCTTTCAGAATCGTCATCAAGGTCTAACTTTTTATAGATAGCCTTAATTTTATTTACAACCTCAGTCTCATCATTCTGCTTTGCATATGCTAGTGCAGATGATAGAGCGTTTCGGTTATAGATGAATTTGTCACCATCAAGCATCATAACTGGGTACTTGAGGTGTTCAGATGGCGCATCTTTCCAACCATCTTCTACAAGTAGATATACAGATTTAACAAGCGTATCACGATTCTTAGCTTCCATGATTTTATCTCTCATAGTCGCCTTGTCGTAATCGCCCCAATCAGCCGTAGACATGGCTGCTTTGGACTTGTCAATCTTATACGTTTTCTTTTCAGCCATTAATTGTTTCCTTTCTTCGACAAATTGCTTTAGATTAGATAGAGAATCAGATTTAGCAAAATAAGCATCCGCATCCTCAGTAGAGAATCGCACCATTTTGATATCTGCATCAGGGCAACTGCCGTTTATGGCTTTTCCGAGTACAGTTAATCCAAAAATATCTAGTGCTACTACCTTACCTTCATCTTCATCTTTATCCGTTGTTACCGTCATTTCGACAGAGCTATTGCGAAGATTATCAAACTCAAAGATGTTGTTTAATTCCTTACTATAGTGCTTGCTTACAACCGCATAAGCGTATGCTTTGGTAATGCCATCTTCCTCAACAAACTCAATCTCTTGTTCGCGCGGGAAATAGCCATATTGAATTTCTGATGGTAGGTGTGTGGTCGCATCACCATTCTGAATTTTCGCCACAAGCATATTACCAAGAATGGATTGAGCGTCGCGCCGTAATACATCATCACTAATATCTAGCTTATGTGCATTTGGCTTAGTGCTTAAAAAGCAACACTTAAACACAGTAAATTTATGCTCTGGGTAATTATCACACCATTCAGGATATTCAACAGCATCTTCAAGCTGAAATTTTACATCTTTCTTCAATTATCTTCCTCCTTTCTTCAAGGATGGTAATTTATGGTTAATTGACATCTTGTGAATCAACACCAGTATAGTCAACAGACCACGTTTTCATTTCATCAATAAGCCCCTTGGTGTAATGGTTCTTTTGCAGCTTATTGACATAAATATCCTCAATCTGCAACATGTGCATTTTTTCATAATATGGTAGTGTCTTAGTGTCCATATATCTATAGAACATATTTTTAATTTCACCACGACACGCCTCAGTTGTATATGCTACGGTTGCGTCTAGCTTACTCTCAATCCTCTTGAGCGTTGCTTTAAGGGTATTTTGCTTTAATTTATCATCTTGTTCGTTCTGATATTTTTTTAGAGCGTTTGCAATATATAGTTTGATAGGTTTGCAACATAGAGTGATAACCGCTGACAAAGAAAGGATTGCTCCTAAAATTGCAGCAATGTTCTTGACTGTTTCCAATCATAAACTCCTCCTTTCTAGCGTATTATCCTTCTATTCCATTCTTTTTAAGCCATTTTAGTAATTTGGCATTGCGCTTATAATAATGCGCGTCATCATCTAGGTATTTAGCTGAGAAGCCAGCTTTATCTAGTTCCCATGCTAGGGCGCTATCTGCAATAAAATAATCTTCTGGATTCTTTGGGATTCCAAGGATAATCATTGATAATCCTCCAAGCCAACAATTCCCCAACTGTCAATATGACGGTCATATTCATCATATGCCGTTGGCATTTGCTTGGCTTTATCATCCAATAGAATAATCTGTGCTACAACCTTGTTCATATCCTGCATAAGCTCTTGTAGCATAGCGTTTGCATTAAAATCTTTTTCTTCTTTAGCAATATAATACGTCTGCTTAATAACTTGATATATATCAAGCGTTTCTCTAAGCATAGTACCCATCATTTGCTCAAGATTATCATATGTGCGCTTATCGCCGCGCGTCTCAGGATAGTATGTAGTCATATTCCACTGATGCTTAAAGTCGCTTACAGTATCGGCCATAAGCGGCCAAAGATGCGCCAGCTTATGATGGATAATATTTGCGGCATTTGGCATGGCAAATTTTACTTCCATCCACGATACGCACCTATCGAACGTGCGGTTCAACTGGAAATACTGCCCAACTAGAATATCTAGGGCTTCACTTGTTCTTTCTGATAACATCATAATATTTCACCTTACTCTAATGAATCTCGGCTTGCTTCCCCAGATTCGGTCAGTGTAGTTGAATTTTCTCTTGGTCTACCACCTTCGTTATCTGAGCCGCCCTTTGTTGTATTAGTATTTTTCAAGAGCTGTGTATATTTATCAATCCAACCGGTATATTTACTCTCAGCCATCATTGCTTCAAATACCTGCGGCTGATAGCCAGACACAGATGCCCATGTCTGCATAGGTAAAACAATGCCAGAATCAGCCATTTTCTTCACTTTATCAAATCGAGCTTCACGCTCAAATGGATAATTAGACCCATCAAAGATAAATTTCCACTTGTATTTCTTTGTTAGTTGATTGACATAAAATTCTAGGAAATTGCTAAACTGTGGATATAGTGGCTTCATAGTCTGGTACATATCATTAAGTCCAGCCTCAATCTCAGCATTGGACTGTCTATCAGAGCTATAAATAACACGGCTCATACCAGACCCAACACCAGCAGAGGTAGCAAGCTGAGTTGAATACATATTCGGGTTCTTATCCTCAAATTGATAGAACTTAACATTTTCAAGTGGCATTGCGGCAAGTTTTGACAAAGAGCCAAGACCAGCCTTTGCCTTCTGCATAAATCCACCTAGCGTCTTTGGGTCAATTGCAAATTGGTTCGCCTTTGTACCAGATTTAGCCGTATCAAATAGACGAATTTCACCAGCTAGAATAGCATATGCTGACGCAATATCCTTGTTATACTGCAATTGAGCAATATCATCATTAGCAATAGCATTTTTCAAGAATGGAGCTAAGAAGGGCGTATTATTAAATGTACTAGGATTCCACTTAAATGCCCATGCACCATCACTAGGAGATGTTTGCGTCCACATAGCATATGCGCCATTTCGTCTATTTAGTGGGTTTGTTGGGCGATAATTTTTGAACGCTTCTTCCTCAGAGCCAAATACGCGCTGATAATATTTCTTAAATGCTGGGTCAAATCCATTGATGTCTACACCAGCTTGCAGGAAATAGCTCATGTCAAAATCAAATAACAGTCCTTTTTCCCAATATCCAGTAAGTAAACATCTATCTTGCGGCAAAATCTGTAGGGCGAATTTCATTCCTTTGTTGCCCCACTTCGTCTTTCTGAACCAAGTGAAATATGTTTCATGTGTCACGATCTGCGCTACAACTTTGCTAAATTCAGCCTTGTAGTCAAACTTGTTCAAAAAATCATATACGCGCCGCTTGTCCTCTTGGTATGCGCTTGATTCATAATCACTCTGAGTAAAAGCATTGATACAAACAGGCTGCAGGTCAAATGATAGAGCATTGCAATATACTTGTAGAGTTCTGGCAAATATCATATCCCAGAATTTCATATATTCCATATAGCCCTGAATCTGTTCTGCATTTTCCTTATATTCAGCAAGAGCCTTGCGGATTTTATCAGAACTAGGGGTTTCTGGATTGTTGTTCAAACTCTGTAATAGCTGATTGCTCAACATTGGTGACCAAAACCCAAACTGGTCATAAGCATATAATGCTTGTGCAAACTCTGTTACGGCTTGAGCCTGTTCAAATGTTACTAGCGGTTCTGCCAAATTTCGCCCTCCTTTCTTTGTTTTATATTTTTGAGTGTTTTTATTTTGTTATTTTGATATTGTCACCAGACAAGCTGGATGGAGTCTACATCAAACTCGTCTTCTTGCAACTGTTGCTGCCATGCGTTCTCAATCAAGTCAATGATATAGTTACCATACATGATAGTTACAATCCTATCCTTTGTTCCTGTGCGAGGTTCTTCTAGTTTGATTTTATCCTGCTTAATAACCGTCTTTAGATTAACAGCCTCTATAACCATCATATCAGTTTGACCATACGGCTCAAGCTGATTAGCTAATTCTTCAGCAGTATATTGATAATATTCGCCGCTATCCGTTAGCTCGTTCTGATAATCTTGCATAGAAATAAGGAATTTCATATTGTTAGTTTCAAGCTGTTTGCGCAATGACAACCAACCGGTAGAGTTTAGTTCTGGTGTACCAATAATCGGTATTAAGCATGGCACAGCATTTTTATCAACTGTGCGGCTATGATAATCATCTATCTTAGCTTGAGATACAACCTGATATTTATCAGCTAATCCAAAGCCGCGCGAATCCCATCTTGCGCCCAAATCGGGTCGTGGTAATGGTTCTGTAAGGTGGTTTGCTATTACCTCACCACCACTACGCGAGTCAAACAGACAATAATCTGCATCATATACCCATTTAAGGTATCTAAATCTATCAGATGCGCCGATTGTATCAGATGCGTCATGCCCCTCTATATAATCAACATGACGTTCAAATCTATTCTTTTTACTATCCCAATGAGCCGACATAAGAGTAATGATTGTATTATCGTTCTTTGTACAACCAGTGGTGTTTGCAAATGCCAAGTCCATTGACAGTATGCGTATCTCATCCTCTTTCTTTTCTGGGAAGTCAGGTTGTTCACCGGCAAAAAACTGTAATGCGGTAGGTGGACGGAAGCAATGCTCAATGATTTGATTCTCTTTGAACGACTTTAGATTAAAGAACGCATCATCACCCTCTGAAATCATCTCGTTCAAATCTTCCATTCTGAAGTCCATTTCGCCGCCAGCCTTACCATTCCAATAATCGGCCCATGTCTTAAAACCATTATCAATAGCCATAAATATATCACCGGCAAAAATATTACATCTTACTTTGGTATCGGTAAATATACGAGTAAACGTCTTTTTGAACAATAGCCAAAACCACTCAAACTTATATCTAGCAGATGTGATATAGATATGTTGGCATTCCTCTTTCCAACGGGGATTATTACCATATACGGGATTGCTAAGATATTTAGCTTGTCTTGGATGCGCCATCTTCTCAAAGACGGAATCAACCATGCCTTTTTTGAGCAAACGGGCTTCTTCGTATGTAAGAATTGTTGCTCTTGGGCCACGGGAGCTATCTTGACATGGTAGTACACGCAAAGTTGAGCCATTAAGTTTGTTCTCTATTCTATAACCATCTTCTGGTTTAGTGATAACCAAATATTCATGCTCATACATATATAAGAGATATGGCGATAATTTTTTAATCAATTCATCCCTTATTTTATCTTCAACCATCTTGTTTGCCTGTGCAACAGTTGATGATGTAATTACCGCCTCTGTATATGGATAAAGGTTCATCTTTACAATGTTGCCTAGTCCAACAATAAAGGTTTTTGATAAGCCACGAGAACATATTGCAAAAAATACGTCTGATACTCCCATCAAATATATCATTATCATCTGAAATGGGCGTAACTTGATGCCAAGAACTAAGTCAACATATATATGCCAATTTCGGCGTAACTAGAATAAAGTCAGCCACTCTATAGCATTTTCCTCTTTTTGCGCATCTTTCATTGCGTTTTCTTTTACTTTAGCCGTAATTAGGTGGTTTCCAAGGAACTTGCGTCTCAAGCCCCTCATCTGACTTTTCATTCTATATCACCACCCATCATTTACGTTCCGGTTCTAGAGATGGATATTCGCGCGTCCCTCCAACCAGATTCTTACAACATCTCAAAATGTCTTTCCACGTCGGCTCAAACCCACTAAAATCCTTATACTTATTCAAATCTTCACATTCACATGGTTTCGTATTCTCAATATTCCATGCCATGCGCTCTATGAATTTTTCAGTATCACTCTGCTTGTTTTCCTTAAATTGGTCTAGTTTTAGCACCTTCATCAATTTAAGAATTTCATCGCCAGCGTCTTTATCTGTAGGGTCTTTGAATTTGCGCAAATTAGCTTGACACAGATTTCTATATGTCATCTCTTTAGCTGTATCCATATCAAGAATTTCGTCAGTGTATCGTTCAAAAATATCATCGAGCCATTGATATTCCCATTCTTCATAATCAGCGCCCCACTGGCGATTCCATCTTGCTTTAAGCGCCACCTCATCAGTTTCGCCTTTAGCTATATCGCCCAAATCCTTGAAATTAGATAGCTCCATATCACTATCCCACACACCTGTTAGTTTATCGGGCGATGTAGATAGATATGTATGATACAACATAAATAGACTGGGCTTTTTGCCTTTAGCCGCTTTTTCTAGTGTATCAAGACAAGCAGTATATTCAGCGCGTCTCATAGGAATACCAGTCTGCATACAGGTTGACCATAATGCCGCGCCTTGGTCTTTAGTAGATTCAAGAGCTTGTTTATATAGCTCAGTCACACATGATTTGCATGGCTTAATATATTCGCCCGTTTTGATTGGGCTTTTATAGAATTGGCTATCTTGCTTTTCTTTGCCACAATATGGGCAAAACATATTCTCATTCCTTTCCGTTTCCGTTTATTTTCCTATAAATATGACAAAGCAGCCAAGATTGCTCTCAGCTGCTTCGTATTTGTCAATGTGCAATATTCAGTTAAACAACAGTTCCCATTGAGTTGGGCTTATTGTAGATATGAGCCGATTGGCTCTGTCACCTCCTTTCTTTAATTATGCTTCGGATAAACCAGTGGATAATTCAAGAAACAGTGACCTCCTTTCGGATATTTACGGTTTTCATTGTTGCCGTATGGTATACCGCAAACCTTCGATTAACGTCCACATATTGCCGAAAGACAACCCGGCCATATGCTTCATACGCTTGTATAACACACCTGTTGCTATACGCCTATCGTCTATGCCCACCCTCTCTACATCAATACCCCACGTATAAACGCAAGGCTTCGGGAAAGGCAGGATGAATAGGATTTATATTCAACTCTACTAGGTGGGTCAATCGCCCCACAAGCATGATTAACACAGCCGTAGCTATCGCCTAGCAGAGAGTGAATCAATTTAAGTTGGTAGCGCCATTTGCAACTGACGCTACCGATAAGATAAATTCTGTCATATGACAGCGAAAAGCGTTCAGGCTTTTCCTCTATTATAGAACTTGTAGGACGCATCCCCAAGCCAAGGCTAAATCCGCAGATATTAGCCGCAATTCCATAGTTGTATTATATCACACAATCTATTGATTGTCAATATTAAAGATAAAATGTTTTGCGCCACTCTGCGCCATCTTCAAGCATATCTTAATCCTCTATCTTTAAGAAATTTTGGCACAGAATCATGTCTGAGCCAACTAGCAATAGCCTGTTTATCTTCTCCGCAATAATCTGCACACTCTCTTATTGTATTAAATAAAATACCATCACAAACTACGGGACGTCTCGGATGTTTTTTTACCAATTAAACTTTTGGATAATTTAACTTTTTGTTCATCTGAAATACTCTTATTTTTACCAAACTCAGACATCCTCTTTCTTGCAACATCTTGCGACATGTTATCGGCACATGTTCCCCATTGCAGATTATTTACATTATTATTGCACTCTCTGTCATATTTTAGATTTTTCTCATCTTTGTGCATAACCATAGGATAATTATTAGGATTTGGTATAAATGTCTTGGCAACTAATATATGTGTTAAAAATGTCTTCTTTCTTGGTTTGAGATTATTATTATTTAGCGTAACAATCCAATATCTTCCTGTCGAATCGATATGTTGCTTAATAATCTTGCCCTTATATTGATATGTTTTTCCATTAGAATGCACAACAATCCTGTCAACACTTCTAACATTACCAAAATTACTTATTTGATAATATCCTTCATAGCCAATAATATCTTTCCAAACTTCTTTATTGTTCATAAAATGTCAATCTCCCTTAAAGATTATTTAGTTTAAGCGGTTAGCCAAGTGTTAAGGGCGCTCGGCAAGGTAGCTACTCCCTGTCCCGCTTTATTACATTATATCACACATCCATCTAATTGTCAATATCAATTCAAAATATATTTCTTAGTCCACGTCTTTTGCCCATCTTCAAACAACATGAGCAATGCACCAGCCCTTGACAACTTGCGACATCTCTTGCTATAATCATCAATGCCAACAATAGATGGACATTTAATTACCTCTTTCTCAGTATTCAGACCAATACCAACTGACTGTTGTTCAAGATGATGAAAATGCCCAAGTAATAGAATGTCAATGTCAATTTGGTGATAGTCCTCAAAGAAAGCAATCTCTCTGGTTACATCCTTTGTATCATCACCATGATATGCTAGGATATTCACGCCCTGAATTGTCTTAAACCCACATTCAGCATATGGCGCAATCTCAATATTAGGATCATCTTTGAGCCGCAACCGAATAATCTGCGTTATAATCTTAGCAATATTATCTTCTGGGAAATCGCCCTTCTTGCCATTAAGCAATCTAAGCTCACTGTGATTACCACCAACTGCAATATATTCAATCGGTACTTGTAGTCGCTCACTTAGATGAACAAGCCATTGACTAATATATTCAGCATACTGCATAGCACAATCGACAACACCGGCTTTGAGCTTCATAAGGTCAGACAATCTAAGTGCACCTTGAATGGAATCTCCCATATCGAACACTACTAGACGACTAAATGATGATACAGAATATGCGTCATCTTCAATGCTATTCATCAGCTTTTCCATTCGCGCCTTGAATACATCTGGATTGTACACATTGACCTTTTCACCAAACAATGAATCCATATCAATCATTGTGCCATAATGCTCATCACCAATACACAACACGCCAACTTGCTCTTTAATTGGGTCTGGCTCAAATTTACGGCTAAACTTAATTGGCTCAAGCCGATTGATAGCTGCGACGATTTCTTCATTGAGCATATCATGTCGTGCCACTTCTCGCTTGTTCGCCGCATACTCAAGATTTTCTGTACGCAGTTTAAGACGCGACTTCTCTAGTTCCTGCTTGGCCTCTCTAAGTTGTGATAGAATATCAGCATCTTTTTCATCTGATTCACAATCATCTGCACCATTTAGCATATTGCGAACAAATACAGCACAACGCCGCAAATACTCCTCGCTCCAAACGCCCCTATAATCTTCACCAAGACAACGAGCCGTCCATTCCTGTAAGTCAATCAACTTGCTATCTAGTAGCTCAGTCGCTTGTCGTATCTTCTGTAGATTCATTCAATTTCTGTTCCTTTTCCTTCTTTTTCCGTTCATAATCTTCTTTTTTCTTGTTGATTACATTGATAAAATCATCATAACTCTGTTGCTTTGCTTGCTCAATACGGTCATCTTGCATCTGCTTCAATGTTCGCTTTGCCGTTCGTTCCATTTCAGCTTGAGTTATCAGCTTGAGATCATTTGGTGTCAACTTACGTTCACGGACGCGCCTACGATATTTCTTTGTAACGCCGCGCCCATTGACATTATTAAGAAAATCTTCATTGTACTTGTATAATATCTTAAACCAAGCTGGATTAATTTGCTCAACAAGTTCACCCTGTTCATTCTTAGCCATTACTCTACGCTCTGGCAATTCCTCTAGTGTGAATGTGCCTACACTGGGCATTTGGCACTTGCCATCAAAATGAAGAATATGAATAATAGTATCAACAAACCCCATCCAGTATTTCTTGGCAGTCTGGGGCGATACATTGAGCAATCCACCAGCATAAGCATAAAATTCCTGATTCAGCTTATTGTGTTCAGCCATCTTCTTCTTCCCTCATAAACTTTGGATTATCAGGATAATTCTCTAATACCCAAGCATCCCATTCTTCTTTAGTTGCGCCTTTCCCATACAATGTGCCGCCTTTAACAGCACTTGCCATATGTTTCTCAGCCTTAAATTCCAACCGATAATAACCCCGTCTGTCAGGATAGTACATACGCCGCTTTTGGAAACCATTCCAATATTCGCCAGCTGGACGAGGTGGATAGTCGCGGAATGTAATAACGCCAATGTCGGGCAAAGAATACTCCACACCGTGTTGTAGCGTTTCGCGGATAATGTCATGATAATTTCTTAATACTAGCTCAATGATTTTAGAATCAACGCCTGTGCGCCGTCGCAGCTCTTTGCTCATATCGGCTTTCCCTAGCCGAGGATATTTATTTTTATGCAATTATATCGTTCCTTTCCCTATTAGTCTACCACAATATATTGTGGTAAGTTCATTTTATCCATATATTTTCTACTGTTTTAACATATCCCCCGTGCGGACAGGTGGGGCTTCGCGCGATTCGGTACGCCGCTGATTATCTGCCTTCTTATAACATTCCTCTGAGCAATAATGCTGGCATACATCGCGTGGCTTGAACCTCTTGCCGCAAATAGGGCAAATTGGATTAAGTTGCGCAGTATTGATTCTCAAATTCTCTACAATCGTCCAACCAAAACAAGCCCACAGCATTTTCTTATTGCTTGATTTTTTGACCGTATATAAATAAGCCACCAAGCTATTGACCACAACATCTAGTGGCTCGTTGCTATACTCCACTATATCTTGTGCTATGCGGCGATATTTATACAAATCATCCTCATTGATATGCGGGTCATCGCCATAATCAAATTTGCGCTGATTCCACATCCACCAATTATACCTCTCTATGATTGGCGAATTTTCTCTGGTGGTATAATCGACTGATTTATTTATCAGCATAGTCCAGTCGAATTTCCCAATCTTGTTATTATAGCGGATGCGGGAAGCAGGGATTTTGGCTGATATACGATTCATTGTGGAATTGTTGGGAGACTCTACTTGAGTATCTGGGTCTTTGTCTTTGGCATATTGAAAGAAATTTGGAACACGGGCTTTTGTATATTGCTTAATAATTGAATTAACTCTCTTTGGACGCTGTGGCAACCACTGCGTCTTTGCACAATCGTAATATATACCCTCGGTTTCCCGATATTTATTAGGGGTTTAGACTATATCTTCACCCTTGATATTCAAGGGGTCTGGCACTTCCAAATGGGGAATTTCGCCCCATCTGTACTCCTTTTCAGGATAGTCGTTTAACCTTCCTCTTTCGAGGCTTGGCACAGGATTAGCATGATGTTTGTTATTTATTTAATCTAATATGACGGCGCACTGAGCATTCACCAACATTGTATTTTTTAGCCAACTCCTCATTGCTCATTCCGTTCTTTGAATCTTCAACAAGCTGAAGAATCTGCTCTTTTGTAAGTCGATGCTTTACAGATTTCATTCTATTGGTAATATATTCATCCCAACCGTCAACTTTAATGGCCGCATAGTTATTATTTGATATGATACTGTTTATACCCTTATATGGCACGCCTGTTATTTTTACAATATCGCCACTAGAATAACCAGCAACGAGCATTTCTTTAACAGTTCTTGCCTCATCTTCGGTCATTAGATCATTCTTTCTAATCGGGTGTTTACCAGTACGAATTTCAGCCATTTTCTGCTTAGTCTTTTCGCTCAATTTAGACCCAAGCATACGTTGTCGGTTCATTTCGCCAACTCTCTTACGAGCTTCAGGCGATACATACTTCCCAAGATTTGTTGGTTGCCCTCCATCTTGAATACAATAACAACCACCGTTCTCACGATAATATGCTATCCAATATCTCTCACGTTCATCTATTTCTTCTCGTGGTAAAATCTCTATTACTTCAAATATAAAATTATCTTCTCCATATTTATTCCAAGCGTTCTGCAAATATTTATTGTCATGGCATCCATTTCTTAACTCCCACTGATGTAGCCAATATCTTCTTTGAAAGCGTTCTTTGGTCTGACCGACATATACCCGTCCGGACACGATGTTGGAAATCTTATAAATGCCAATCTCATTTTTCATTGCCTGTTCGTTAATAAATTTCATCATAGGCACCTCCTCTCCCTATTAGTATCTTTTAACAAACATTTTAGCTTTCCCTGTTAGCACGGCATAGACCGCACACCCTACATTTGTAGGTTCACCAGATTTTACATACACATTACTGTGTAAGGTGACCGATTCTTAATCACAGCGTTGTTCTCGAAGCAAAGCCATTTTACTACATCTAGTTCTTCTTGTGTGATTTCACCACTATTCCATATTTTTGTAATGTTATTACTAACCGGCCCGATATTGCCCTTAGTATAAGCATTGACCATTCCATTGTACATACTGTCTGGATTTAACAAGCCGCCCTTGGCTTTTTTGAGATCATATGCTAGAGGGACTATATCTTGCATATTGCGTTTGGCGCAATTTGTCAATGTTCTATCTTTTACCACTAGAGCCTTATCCCCATCTACGTCGAACATAAGGTAACGAGAAATAAGGTCATGGCAACTAGTATATATGCACTTAGTCCCACCAAACCAATAATCAAGCTCTAAACTGCGCCGATTCGTCCTGATTGCCCATTCTCGATATAGATGCGGCGAACGCAGACAAGCCAATGTTTCTTCGTCTCGATATTGGTTTGTATATACATCACCATCTGCAAGTAATCCTTGTGGGTTTTGTTCGCCTAGGAATAGCCATTCGCAAAACGCATATAGGTCAGGCGCTAAGAAAAGATATTTTCCATTTACTCTAAGCCGCCCACCCTTGGCTTGCTTAACTAGACTCTTTTTAGTCTGCTTCAGAATTTCTCGGTTATATGAATCCTTGAACAACTCAGGATATATCAACAACGCCTCTTGCATAGCTGATTTATACCGATTGTTCTCTGTTGCGCCAAGTAGCCTCATAGTAACTTGATAATCTTTGCCAACATCGTCAATCTCTTGTGCCGTCTTAGAGATGATGCGGTCAATCTCATTATCAGTCATATCACTTAATGTCTGTAGCATCTGATAGTTGATGCGGCTCTTTGGAATGTATGACTCCTCTATATTGCAATAACAGGCATTACATCCAAAATTTTTGAATCGAGCCTTGTAGCAATCCCACGAATCATAAAATTTCCATAGCTTGAATTGGCTCTTTGTGAATATATACCGTATATCTTCCTCTATGATTTTATGCTCATTGCCATAAATATCTGTTACAGTCGCTTCTCCGCCGCATTTTTCTTTGATAAATTTATCAAATGGAAATGTAACAAGCAATCCCTTTACCCATGGCATACGCACCATTCTTGTTGCTTCATCAAGCATAATGCCGCATCCATCCATATGAGGAATAATCGTCTCTGTCATTTCGCGCCGAATCTCATATGACACGCCATCAATATGGTCAACCAATCCCGGAACAGCCGTTTCCCAATCATCTACTACGATTGATTTGTCAATGTCGAAATCTTGCCAAACATCTGTAGCAGAGTTCATAAGCGCCAAATATGCAAGAAATTTATTCTGGTTCATTCCTCCCCGCTCATTGATTTCGTCTATGGTCAAGCCGCACATCAATTTTTGCTCAATGCGCTTAAACGATGATTCTTTAACGAATACTGCTCGTTTCGTTCTGATCTGTCCTGCTGATGCAGTAAGGAACACATATTTTTCGCCATTGTAGATAAACCCTTGATGAACTAGATTATTAAACACTTGAAAGAAAAATACGTTAATGATGAATAACTCATCAGTCAACTTGAACGGCTCAAGGCCCAAGCTGCGCGTTAAATCGGATTCAAATAGATTAACAACTGTCTTATCGGTCACAGCATCTTGACGCAATTCTCTAGTTACATTTCGACTCACTGCGTCATCAAGCAATTCAGATAATCGCGCCTTTTCTTTTTTGAGCAAACGATTTACAGACTTGATGCGCCAATCTGGCTTGCTATCATCCTTCCATCGCTTACGCAACGAATATAACCGAACGAGCCGTCTATGTAGTATCATTTCGTTGTCATCATAAAAACATGACGTATCCACTGAATGCAAATAAATTTGCGTCTGTAGGCTCAAAAAATCACCTCTAATTCATTCTCTGAACTACCATATATCCAAAGCGCCCAATCACGCTCAGTTGGCTCATATTCATTATCCCATACTTCTGGTTCTGTATCTTCCGACACATACCAGTTATAGCTCATTTCGCTCCACAATTTCTTACCACCTCCTTGAGCTTAATGCTATTATATCATATGATTGATTATTTGTCAAGTATCTAATTGTTTCCAATTATAAATTCTAAGAAAGAAAGTACCAAAGAAAGAAATAATGTATAAGTAAATACTAACGTATTTACTTATTTACTATATTATACCATATATTCATTACTTTGTCAAGTAGTAAAATAAAAAATTTTTCTATTGACATTACAGATTTTCTATGCTATAATATCTATTAGTATATATAATTACAATTTAACTATTATCTACTCATATACATTCGTAGATAATAGTTAAATTGATGTGAAAAATCAATTCATCAAAAATTATGCTTGACAAGTGCAAATTGATATGATATAATCATAGCGTGAGGTGAAACAAATGCCAAGAACAAAGAAAATTAACGCCGTAGTCCAATATGGCGATACTGGTTGGATTATCAATAATTGCGGCAATGGTCAATTCGAGCTATATAATACCAGCACTAAGCAGATTTTAGCAAAAAGCAATAATCCGTTGGATTTTGATAAGCATATAGACAAGATTTTTGGCAAGGAGGCGGCTAAGCATGTTCGAGACTTTCAAGCTGAACAAGAAGAAGAAAGAGCTTGAAGAGCAGATTGCTCAACTCAAAGCAGATATTTCTAGTATGCAAGCAGAGATTGATAACTATGACGAACATCGGCAAATTGCGGCGCATCAATATGAAAACACCATGCGATCTGCAAAAGCGGCTCAATCCGTCCTTGATGCACTAAACGGCAAAATTCATGTCATTGAAGAAATGCAGGATTATAATATCCCATATTATCAGGATTCGCTAGATGAACTTGAACATAAGCGCTATGAGCTACAAAGTAAAATTGAATCTGCTGTAGATACTGGGCTATATCGCATTGAACAAGGATATACACTCAATGATTCTGCTAGGCGCGGCAAAGAAATGCAGGACGTGTATGGGCGCGGATTGTGCTATGCTATGTCGGGATATATTGACAGCAAAGAAAAATCTGTGACAACAGGCAATATTGCTAAGAGCAAAGAATTGATTAAGAATAAATTTAATTCTTATCAGTCTAAAGCAAATAAAGTCGGATTGGCACTCAATGCTGAATATGTCAAAGCGCGGCTTGATATGCTCGATATTAACTTAGCTATTAAGGTCAAGCAGAAAGAAGAAAAGGCGCGAATCCGTGAAGAAAAGCGCAGATTAAAAGAACAAGAACAGTTGCTTGCTGATATTGCTAGAGAACGCGCCAAGTTGCTGGAAGAAAAGAAAGCAATGAATATTGCGTTTGATAAGGCGCTGACAGATGATGAACGTAATAGGATTAAATCTCAATTAGCTAATATTGATAAGCGGCTCGATTCTATTGCTTATCGTGAGTTACATAGTAAGGCTGGTTGGCTATATGTAATCACATCACCAAGTCTGCCCGGATTGACCAAGCTTGGGTGTACACGCAGATTGAATCCTAGCATCAGAATAAAAGAACTATCAAGTTCATCGCTTCCTGAGCCATTTCACGCTCATTGCTTTGTGTTTAGCGATGATTGCTTTGAGCTAGAAAATAATATCCATAAATATTTTGACAAGGAGCGGGTCAACCCTGATAGAGAATTTTTCCGCATCGAGCCAAAAGAGGCTATTGATGTACTAAAAGAAATTTTTCATGTAGATGTCCATTTTGTAGATGAAGATTGTGATGAAAATGAGGAGGATGAATAAATGAGTGTATATGTATATGAAAGTCATCTTGGAGGACTTTACACATCAAATGATTATATCCCATCTGATGAATTATATTGTGAGCAATGTGGTGACAGTGATTATGAAATTGGCGCATTTGACACATTTGAGGAATTTCTAAGATATTATGCAGATAATATCTATATCGACCCGTGGGATGGAGGATATGGTCTCGATTTAGTTATCTCAGATGTGGGTTGTGCTTTTGACGATAACTTGACAAAAGAAGAAGCCGCAAATATTGTCAAAATGGCGAAGAAAGAAATGGAGGATGAATAAATGATTATCTATACTTGCCCTAAATGCGGTGGCGACATTTACCATACTTGTATTTGTACATTGCCGCCTATTGATGTATGGGCTTGCCTAGATTGTGACTGGCGGTATGAAGTGCCAGATAAGCTTGAATATCGCCCATTCGAGCAAATTAAAATTAAATCAGATGAAGATTGGACACTATATGAAGCGCTTGATAATGTAATGGTAAATGGATAAGGAGGATGAATAAATATGACAAGAAGAGAAAAAATTGATGCGCTTGAATGGTATTGTGATCATTGTGGCGACACTTGTGATGAGTGTGAATTAAAAAAATATGTATGATAAAGAAACGGACGAATTTACAGATGACTATTCTTGCGCATTTGATGAAATGGACGATGAGATGCTTGATAAAATCTATGGCTGGTATAAAGAGCTAGACCCAATGGCTTGTGAAAACGCTGAAGCTAAATGCTGCGACAAAGAGCCTGATGCTGATATGGTGAATCATCATAAAAATATTATTGAAGAAATGCGTCGTTTGTTTGATTTGTTTGATAGCAATGTAGAAATTTTTATAAATAAATCAAATAAATAAAACTATTGACATTTCAATTCAAATGTGATATAATATATAAAAAAACATAGGGAACATAGAAATAGCTAATCTATGAGATAATCAAGCCCTTTCTTGAAGCTATGTTCTTAATAAATCTTAAAAGGGGAAGATAAAAATATGGAAGAAACTTGGAAAGATATTCATGGATACGAAGGGTTGTATAGAATTAGTAATTTTGGACAAGTCTATTCAGTAAAACGTAAAAAGTTGTTAAAACTTATAAACAGTCATCATGGATATAAGAGAGTTAGATTATATACAAATATTAACGAATGGAAAACGTTTGCTGTTCATAGACTTGTTGCTCAAGAATTTATTCCAAACCCAAATAATTTACCAGAAGTAAATCACAAGGATGACGATCATTCAAACAATAATGTCAATAACTTAGAATGGTGTACAAGAAAGTACAATGTCAATTACGGTAATAGAACAAGTAAAACATACGTTCCTGTAATTATGTTTGATAAAGAAAATAATTTTGTAAAAGAATTTACAAATCAAATAGAAGCAGAAAAAGAGACTGGCATTAGACAAGGTTCAATTAGTAATTGTTGTCGTGGGTTTTCAAAAACTGCTGGCGGTTATAAATGGAGATATAAATATGAACGATAATGTAAATCATCCTAATCATTATGTTAAAGGCGAAATAGAATGTATTGATTGTATTAAATCTGCAATAGTTGGAAAAGTAGGGATTGAAGCGTTTTGTGCAGGAAATGCTATCAAGTATCTATTTCGTTATGAAGAAAAGAATGGCATTGAAGATGTCAAAAAGGCAAAATGGTATATTGACAGATTGATTAGAGAACTGGAAGAAAAGGAATGAACCAGAGAACTAAGCGCGGCATTGAATCATCTTGTAGAGCAAGCAAAGAATCTGAATTTCCTAGATACCATCTTGGCGCAGCTCTGTACTATAAGGGCGTATTGCTTGCTACTGGATGCAATAGCACCAAAACAAGCCCATTGCAGAAGCGGCTTAATGCAGAGCGTGAATTTGACCCAAATCAGAGCGGCGTGGTAAATTCGCTCCATGCTGAAATCAGGGCATTAAGTAAAGTAAAATATCTGGATATTGATTTTAGCAAATCAACGCTGTATGTATATCGTGAATATGCAAATGGCAATAAGGCAATGGCGCGTCCATGTCCTGCTTGTATGAAATATATAAAAGAATTGGGAATTAAGCATATTTGTTATAGTACAGCTGATGGAATTGCTGAAGAAAGGATTGATTGATAAATGATTAGACTGAAGCCGTGTCCGTTCTGCGGCTGTAAATCGATTGACATTATTAGAATAAAAGATTCATTTTGGGATACTGGCGAAACGTATCATGTTAAATGCGCAAATTGTAACGTAGAGACACAGGATTATTTTAGAAAAATCGATGCAATGGAAGCATGGAACAGGAGAATTGATAAATGATTTGGCATCATCCAACGCTTAAAGATGATGGGTGGTATCCATCCAAAGACAACGCTTGGCCTGTTAGTGGGGCATATCATATCTTACAAACGAAAGAAATCCCAAATAGTTTGTATTCACATAACGATGATGATTTTATTGTCGCTTGTTACAACAATCTGTTAGAATGTTGGGAAACAGAAAGTTATATGGATTATATTCAATGGGAAGAGGTAAAACGCTGGTGTGTGCTTACAGACAGAGAAGGTAATCCTGTAAAAGATATGGAGGATTAATAAATGCGGCTGATTGATGCTGATGAAGAAGCTAAGTGGGTGTCTGAACACATTCTTGATGCAAAAGAACGACACAGTATTCTCAACTTTCTACAAAATTGCTCGACTGTTGACGCGATTCAGGTAGTGAGATGTCAAGATTGTGAATATTTTAGATTAAATGACGAAAATGTACCATATTGTCTTAATCCATTTGGATTAGACGACCCTGAACCAAATGGATTTTGTAATTATAGGAGAAAGAAAAATGTGGACTAAATTCAAATGTTGGCTAATTAGAAAATTGGGCGGTTGTGTCGCGCCATGTATCAAATGTAATGAATATAAGCGAACTCTTATTGAAATAACAAGACCTGTTGAAATGATTAGATCACAATATTGGGTTGATTCTATTGGACATATCGACCCACAAGTTAGCATAGAACTGGCTAAAGCACATATTTTCAACGACTTAATGGAAGGTATCAAAGATGGAAATTGTATTAAATATGAATATGAAGATGATGGAATTTTGCGCGGAACATTGATGGTGGTGAAACCAGTATGAATACTAACGAAATCCCACTGCAATACATCAAAGCATATCGTAAAGCGTTGCGTGATGTAGTGGATTGGTTGGAGCGTCATGAACAACAAATGAAAGCATATAAGCTAACAACCGGAAAGGATTATATGGCTTTTCTCAGGATGTTCAGAGATGCGCCAGATAATCTAATGGAAATGGGTGGATTTGCAGATGGATATGGAGTGCCTGATGAATGTAAGGATAAAGTAAAGAAAGCGATTGAAAAACGAAAGGAGAAAGAATAGATGAAGCGAATTGCAATTATTGCTTGCATGATTTTATGTGTCGTTCTTGGTGCTTGCAGCGTTACGATGGTTGGAGCAGAGCAGAATCGTCCGATCAAGATTTGGGCTGAGAACACTAATGGCTCATATGATGTGCTGACAGTAGTAGATGAAGAAACAGGCGTTAATTATATCGTCGTTGGCGGCGAAGCACGTGGTTATCCTAGAGGTACTGCTATCACGCCAAGATTAAATAAGGATGGTACGTTATATGTTACTAAATGATAAAGTTAGCGTGTCAGTATGCGATGGATGCTCGAATTGGCGCATTTGCAAATTTAGTGAAGATGTAAAACGAGCTGAAGCAGAATATAAACAACTAAGAGAAAATGCAAATTGGCCTGAATGTGTAGAAACGACGCTAGGATGCAAATATAAGCAATTTGTGACAAATTGGAGAAGCGCCGAAATTTCCACTGGTCAAAAATACGTGTGGAATGGAGAAACGTATGTGAATACAGGAGACCCTCCGTTCATTTATGATGAAGGTTCGACTTGTAATACAACTGAATAAAATGAAATCTGCCCCAAGACCCTATATATGCAGGGAATAAATTGGGGCAGATTTTTTATTGTTTTTCACTAGTGACTAAATCCTTGAGCTTGTCGCTCTGCTTATTGCTCATATTGATATCAACAAATTCGCGCCGCTGTTTGCCTGTGATACAACTAAGCTGGCTGGTCTGAATAATCTTAGCGCAAGCCTCTTTATTGATTTTTTCAAAGCTAGGATAATGCTCATAGACATCTAATAACCGATTAGCTATCCATTCCTTTGTGGCTGGTTTGATGATATAGACTTCTTTGACTTTGACATATTCGCCGCCAAATGCCTCTTGAGTTAATTGAGCAAGCCGCGCCTCAAACGCCTTATATTGCTCTGTGGACACATATGGCTTGTAGACCCTATTATCTATAACCTTACCCCAATTTGGCGGCATTATCTCATTGACGGCTTTAGAATGGATAGAAAGACAAATCTGATGATCCGAGCTATCTTCTGGTACGTCATATGTTTCGAGCCATGTTTCTTTTCCTTCTGGGCTGCTTCTTTGCTTATAGAGCCGATAGCCTCTATTCAAGTCAATGACATAGCGGTTTTTCATGGTTAGCAATTTGCGCCTAGTCCATTGAGCAAGAATATTATATACAACGCCATTGACTAAACTCATATAGCCATAATGCTCTGAATTTTCTACGGCTTGGCTATATGTATAGCTAAAATTATCATTGACCTCTTGGAACATTCTAAGTAGATTGCTGGTTGACGCATATATAGTGGCGCAGTTTGTCTTTAGAAATATTTGATAAAGGGCGGCTTCAAATGCGGCTTGATATGAATCTTTATCTAGCTCATTGATAAGGGCATCTGCTTCAGGATATACCTCTTGGACAATATAACGGGTAGGATGTTCTAGCGTATCTAGTTGACAATAATTTCTAATGTTATCAAGTTGCGTTACTTTCGAACAGCCGCCTTTTGGTGTTAAATTAAGCGCTTTGCATAAGTCTTGATATTTTAATTCGCGCCCTTCTACCTTTTCTAATGATTTAATCAATTCAGCGCCTGTTGGTTGTTTGATATTTTGTTTTCTCATATAAAATAAGCCTCTTTCACATTTTTGTCTAAATGAAAAAAATTTTTGTCTAAGTGATGATACTATAATAATACTGCGTATTATATTAGTATCACGATTTAGACAAAAATTAAATTCATCTAAATCTTATAACAATTATACCATATTCTAATCATCTATTTGTTAACGAATTGTAAATTATTACTATAGCGTATGGGGGAAAATTTTTGATATTTATAAGAGAAATAAAAATCCCCCCAACTCATATCTGTGTGATAATCCTGATCGCATGGTATTAGGTTTGTTGTTGATGATAAAACATATCTGATTACAGGTTGTGTAGTTTGTTGGAGTCTGTATGATATTACAGACTATGTGGTTTGTTGTTATAGTGTTATAGACAGAATGTGCATGATTACATGGTGTGTGAATTGTTGTGCTAAATGCCAATTTCATCCATTTCTACCATCTTCATCCATAACCATGCCCCCGTCCTGTAAAATACTGCTAATATCAAAAACGCCGGAAAATAGCACTTTCCCACTGTTTCATATGAAAATGCGATATCTATCGCATGATTATGCGAGTCAATCTTATTCTACAATTATAGAACAAAATTTTTCCAACTGTATCAATCGAATTAATACAGTTCATACGCGCGTACGCGTTACACATTATATGATTTTTGGTAAACACCACTTACTCCTACCAGTAAACACCATTTACTAAACTATCCATATTATACCAATTAGTATATCTAATACACTACACAAGATACAGTCATATTCAATACAATTATATCGATATTCAAATACTGATACCACTATGCAACACATTGTAACTATATTGTAACTATTATAATCAGTACACTATATGGCTATATATATCGATATAATATATCGATAAAAATATACAATAATCAATATCGATATAATTATACTGATTCAATAATAAGAATAATTCTTAATAATACAGAAATGTATATCTATACAGTATATTCATTGCATAACTATACAATAATCAATACAATTCTAGTATATTCTAACTTTTTGAGTGCATATCATAGCTATTTACCATTAAAATAATGAATATTGAAACTGTATAAAATATGTATAACGGAATACTTTTCTTCGCCGTATGATTTTACGTCTGAACATAAAAACCGCTTAAAACGGCTCTGAGCGCCTCTGAGCGGCATTATATACTTTTATCGTTGTCCAGCTATTATATACTATAATATATATAATATCCGTTTCGTAAATTTGCATAAAATCAGCCGTACTTTTTTGTGCAATATTTTTATAACAGAGCTCTTGACTTTTCCGGCTATATGCCTATAATGAAAGCATACAGAGCGAAACAACGACACGGCACGAAGCGCCGGTTGTACCTTGGCAAGTGAATAACATGAAAAGTCCCGCTTAGTTGATAAAGGCAGTATTGCGACGCAAGCGGGCAAAATAACCAAAAAATAGGAGGATAAAATTTTTAGCGTGATATGCGACGCGTATAGTTCGCATATATCAAACTTGCATTTGATACGATATGCAAGGGCGTTTTTCTCAAGCGTTTTTTACCAGATAAAAAAAGCGCTATGTCATACTAAAAATTTTTAGGGAGGAAATTAAAATGTATTATGTTTTTGCACGTCGCGCTGATTATACGGAAACGCATTTTGGAACCAGAAAGACATCGGCAGAGGCAAAGGAACTTTGCAAGAACATCCACCGCACGCGCCCGGAATTTTGCGAAGTCTGGTACGAACGTAGCAATGAACCAGAAGAAGAATTTCTTTCGTATCGTGGGAGCTGCTATACCCGCCGCTATTATCAGTAAACAAACAAACAAAATATTTTAGAAGGTGGTATTATGTTTAAGGCTAAATATTTTTGCATCAAAAACGGATATATCCGCATCGGAAAACCTGCATATACAAACATTATTTATAGAAATAAATCTGTTACTTTTAATTTTTCTACAGAGTGGCTTATTAATCTTATGGGTTGTAACACTAAAGTTATTTATTTTAATTAAATTATATTCATAAGATCCAAAAAAAACATTTTAGGAGGAAACAAAACCATGAGAATTTATGCACTTGAACCCCAATTCGATGCACGCAAGAGCTTTTATGGAAAAGCGCACGTTATCGATCATGAAAACGGAACTTTTGAACTCCAGAGTTATAATACTATCGTTTCCCGCTGCATCAATGGCAAGGTGGAAGAGCTTGGAAAATGGAGCAATACAACAACGCGCCATCAAAAAGAGTTCCGGAAGCAATTTGAAAACTAACATATTTTAGGGAGGAACAAAAAAATGAAAAAAACTTTTAATTTTGGCAAAATCGACTATATGTGCAGAGGCCGGAAAGATTGTGCTGTTGATGTGACTGTTTGTCTGGAAGAAAAGGGTGGAGAAAAAGTCTTTGATAAAGACGGCAATTTCACCGGAAAATATTGCAATAAATATGTTGAATTTACGGCAAGCGGGAGTATCTGGAATCATTGTCATTCTGATATTTATTCGGGTGGTCAAAATCTCGATGAAATTGCAAAATATATTAAAACGCCTCTTTTCAAAAAAATCTATACTTTTTGGAAAAAATATCACTTGAACGGTATGCACGCCGGAACGCCCGAACAGGAAAAAGCTATTTCAGAATGGGAAGCTAATGGCAACAAATACGATTATAAAAAAGCTTGTGAAATGTTGAAAAATTGTGGACTGTATGAAGTACCTCTAAACGCTGATTTGATCGGTACCCGTAAAGCTGACGGAAAACCGTATAAATACGGTCATGGATGGGTGATTGACAACATTCCGGAAAAGGATCTGGAAGAAATTAAAAATCTTTTTGCTGAATAAAGCACGCGGTTTTCTAGGCCGTTTTCCGTAAAAAAGCGGCACTCCATTAACATTTTTTAGTAAAAGGGGATTTTTTACAATGGAACAAATTTACAAGGGATACGCCACTTTCGACGCTATGACGCAGACGGATTTTTTCTTTCGCACTGACGCAAAAAAGCGTAGTGCAGGAATGTTAAAAGCTGCTGCAGAGTGCATTGTCGATCATAAGTTGCGGCGCGGTTTGAAGCTGGAAACGGCAACGCAATATGACGCAATGCGCGATAGACTTGTAAAGCGCATGCAGGAATTAAACGCGCTCCAGCCCGCAACGCTTGAATATGGCCAGTCTGAAAAATGGGGGAAAACATGGAAAATTTCCGGCGCTGATTTTACGGCGTGCGGATTCTGCAAAGATAATGATATGGAGGACGTGCTGCTATGTTGGTAAAAAATAGGAAACGCAAGCGCCGCTTGAATCCCATTTACTGGATTTTCCAGTATTTGGGTGGTCTGGTAGCAATTTCCAGCTTGTTTTGGATTCCATATCTTGTCAATATGATTTTAGGAGGCTAACATATGCACACTGTAAAATACTGGGATTCAAAATTATACCAACTCCAGAAATTGGCAGATTCAATAAACTACCATATTGATAGTGATGCAGATTATTTACAAATTTGTAAATTATTGCCAGTGTCAAGAAACAAGCCCGCGCCCGCCGAAATTCTACCACTTTTTTACAATGTGATTGAGCGGGTGCAAAGTGTAAAAAATTGTAAATAAGGGAGGAGGATTTTTTATCATGGAAAAGATTTACAGACAAGGGAATGCTTATTTTGATACGTATTATATTCATTCAAAAGATGGATATGTTGGCATTTTGGAATATCATTGCAGAGGCGTAAAAAATCCTTATTTTGTTGCATGGGCTGGAAATCCGTATACTTGCAAAACTTGGGAAAATAAGGTAAAAACATTTGATACGGAAGAAGAAGCAATGGATTTTATTGTAAAAAATTGTAAATAAAGGAGGATTTTATTATGGAAAAAACTAGAAAAATTCGTTGCTATATCAATGGGGAATACTGTTTTACTACCACAAAATTTTCCAATCAAAAAGCATTGAGAAATCACTTGAGAAGCGTAAAACATATTGAAATTGCATCAATCCCCGTCAAATATGTTACAATTTACGACTATGACAAGTTGACGTTTGAATACTGCTAAGGAGGATTTTACCATGGAGAAATATACCATTGACGAACTGCTGGACGTGCTACAATGGGCGCGGGATCGTGCCGCATATTTCCGCGCATGTAATAAACCAATGCCGGGCGCATTGTATTCTGAAGATTGCAAAGCTGAGCGAGAAGCAGAAGCGGAGTTATACAGGCGCGGATATTATACCGCCTGAAACGGCATAGAAGGCCCGTCACGCCACAAACAGAAAAAAACGTCAAACTATATGCCGACGCGCTGAAAAGTCCGTGAAGAGGCGCTGAAGGCGTGAGAATAGGAAGGAGTAAAATAAAATGAAGGCTATTATCACTATTGCAATTTTGATTTCTTCGCTGTTTTCCGCTACGAAGGAAAAGAATATTCTAAAATATGGAATCTATGCCGATGCAAGCCGCTGCATTGCAATTGAAACCGTAGACAAGGACACGGAGCGCGTTTCCGTTCAAACTTCGGGCGGCATGGTCTACGCATTTGATACAGATACAGGTGATTATGAAGTTGGAGATGATATCACTTGTATCTTCTGCGATATGGGAACGCAGGACGTTCACGATGATATGATCGTATCGGCCCGATATGATAGATATGATTTACTGCCGTGAATCAAATAGCAATTCTAAAGCCTATAGCTTGACCGCTATGGGCTTTTCTTTTCTTCCCTATGTTTATATATCCCCGGCATAGTTCGCGCCGTATAAAGCCGCCAAAGCCGCCAGAAGGGCATTGTACAATATGCCCAAAATTGGCGGCTTATTTTTATGCAATTTTTTTGTTGACAAGCTGCGATCAATCTGCTATAATCAAAGTGACCTATGGATAACATATGAGGAGGGGAAGGTCGAACATGAGTTAAAGGCGTTTAACTATGTTTGTACAATCTGCACAACTTCCAACTTTTCAGGCTATTTCCATTTTTTCACAAATCTTGTTAGACGACTTTAACTACCATATTTTCCCACCATGCTTTACTCAAATGAAGTGAAAAATCGAGGGGTCGAGCGGGCATAAGTACGAGCGCACCTTACAATTTTTTACATTTTTCCCAGCAATATACAGTACATATAATGGATCGGCGCGGAAAAATCGAGCCGGATTTTCTCATGTGCGCGTGTGCGGATTAGGTCAAACGAATTTTCCCCCGGTAATATATGCCTATATACAATCGCGGCGACGATGCGTGGCTCAGGACAGGCGTGGCGGCTCGAATCGACTATGGGCATATATTACCTAGGATGAGTATAAACTCGGCTCAAATCGGTTCCAACGGCGCGACATGGCTATGGTGAAATCTGCGCTCATAACTTGTGCGTCTTATGTCATACAGACAAGTTGCCAGCCGACAACCGCACATTATTTTACAATGGAAAAATGTGTGAATGTACATAAATCTCCCATGTAAAAATGTGATGCTGTTGGTGAATATTCATATGAAAAATGTGAATGATGTTGACTTTGATGCTAATATAAATCGTGATATGTGCATGAAAGTAATGCTTTTATTCATAGACATAAAGCTGCGCATTATCGATAAATATATCTATCTATATCATGCGTATTGCTATCTGCATCATTTATGTGCATGATGATGTAGATGTATCTGCATATGAATATGTAAATGTATATGTAGATGGATGTGCTAATATATCGATTGATTGATATATGTATGTGTAAATGATAATGATTATTGTTATTGTATATGTGTACGTATATAGATATCTATATATGCACGAGCTGGAAAATGAAAAATGACTTTCGAGATTGTAAATATATGTGGAAAATGAAATTCTAAAATCGGAATTGATATTTATAATCCCAAAATGAAAATTGAAATTCATACTTGACAAATAGAATCAAATGTGATATACATATATACGAGCCACAAAATGAAAAATGAATATTGAGGAGGTAAATTAAAATGAAGCGTACAACTAGATGTGCCGTTGCAGGAATTGGGCTTGCCTTATTTGGGTTGGCTGGATGTATGGGTATTATCCTGAGTCCATTCGAATCGAGCCATAACGTGCAATCTGTACAATATACCGTTAAGACCAAACCGATTGAGGAATCAAAATTTGAATCTGTTGAGCCGCAATATATCTACGTCGAGCCACAGATTGTAGAACAGGAATCTGAAATTGAACGTTATAAATCTCCCATCAATTTAACAGAGGATGATCGTTGGTTTATTGAATCTGTAATGGCTGGTGAATGCGCCTATGAGCCGTATAAAGGCAAGTTGGCTGTTGCTCAGTGCTATTTTGATGCAATGATTAAAGACGGCTTGACGGCTCGTGAAGTCAAAGAGGTCTACCAGTATGCCGGTTGGAATCCGGATTTGGATAAGCAGGATAGAAAAATGTATATTGAAGTCATGGATGCTGTGCATGATATTTTTGACATGGGGCAATTTGTGACCGAAAAGCCGATTCTGTTTTTCTATGCCCCAAAATTGTGCGATAGCCCATGGCATGAATCTCAGAATTATGCGATGACGATTGGTGGTCATAAATTTTTCTATCTGACTGAAGATAAAAATGCAGAATGGGCAAATATTCTCTTGACAAATGTAAATGAATATGGTATAATCGAACCGTAGGTGATGATGTATGTATGTACTATATAATCAAAAATCCTATCTTATGCACAATGCTATAGGACAATGGACACCAACGCCCGAATTAAACGAGTCATTTCAATTTAGTGATAAAACCAAAGCCGATAATGCGCTTTCTAATTTACCAAAGCAAATGCGCAATCTGGGTTATTTTGTGCAACAGATTGATGCACCATCTAAACCCGTCGATTTCGACCAGTTCAACAATTCAAATTTGGTGAATTATGATTCAGCATTGGCGCAAATCGGCTCGTTCTGTGACCTGCATGACCAGCTTGTAGCAAGGGTGACATGGGTTGAATATAAGCTACAAGAGGTAGAGAATAAAATTCAAGACGTGCTTCATGCTATTGAGTTCAATTCATACAATGCTCGTGATGGATATAAGATATATAAGTTGCTCCATGATTTACGGCTCGAACGGCGCAAATATAAAGATGAGCAGATTATAGCTGATGTGATGAAAAGCGGCTTTGCTGGTTCAAATTGGGAATTGGCTAGAACTAGGGTGGATGATCTGAAAGATAGGCAATATCATGTTAGAGAAATGGAGGAATTATTTGAATAATGAAAACAACGTTGGATGATGTAATTGATTTTTGTCTTTATATGATTGATAAGATTACAGAGATTAGAGATAATACAACGGATGAAATTGTAAAAATTAAAGCAAAAACAAAAATAAATACATATACAACTATTCTTCAGTATATCTTAGATGACGAGGAGGATGAGGTTGATGATTGATGTATTATGGAATATTGTTCGTTATTCTGGACTTGTCGTACTTGCATTGGCAATTATTGGCACTGGTATTCTTTTGGTATATGGTATAATCAGTGTTATTAAACAGGCAACGGAGGAATTTAAGAAATGATTGAAACAACGATTTATAAATGTGAATATTGCGGCGCAGAATTTGATGATGAATATGAGGCGCATTGCCATGAGTGGGTATGTAGATATAAAGATGTAACGAAACGCAAAGACAGTTGTCTTGGATTTTATAGAAAAGATGGGACAGAAATCAAATTTGATGATGTCGCATTCGTATGGGCCGATTTTGATAATGATGTATATGCTTTTACAGTTGGCAATGAGAGCGATATAAAATTTGTTAAGGAGTTATTTAACTATTGTGGATTTGGTAATCCATTCCCAACCATTATAAATGAGGCGAATCTTAATTATTATAGTCTCTATTATGGTATATGGTGGTTTGATGCTGATATGTATCATGGTACATGGGTGCGTGTAGATGACCAGATTAAAAAATGGACGGATATTAAAAATAAATTTATCAAATAATGCTTGACAAATTAAATTCTATATGGTATAATCCAATTATCAAATGAATGGAGATGATGATATATGGGATTAGATATTACCATTAGCCGCGCTGAACCGATTTATTGTCCACATTGCGGCGAATTGGTGACATATCGAGACGTTGATACAATAAATTGCGGCGGTAGATGGTGGTATGAATATCTTGAATCTATTGGCTACTATAAGCCATATGTAAAAGGACAACCGTATTCACAACCCATGTATGGTAAGGATATGGCGCTTAACGACGAACAAATTGATGAGCTTATCAAATTTGTAAATCAGCCTGATTTTGGCAGTTCGTTGCAAATGGAGCAAGTATTGTGGCTAATAGAATCTGCTCTTAGTGACGGAGATAAAATTGTAATCAATGCAGATTGGTAAAAATAATGCTTGACAAACAGCGAATCTTATGGTATAATACAGATGTGGTTGAGAAATTGGGTAATCTCAATTACAGTTCTTCATTGTGAACCTCCTAGAATATAGTCCTGAGCATGACGATAAAAGGCTCAAATTATCGAGGGTTCGGACAGCGGTCTAGTCCACACGACTTATAATCGTGCTACAAGTGTTCAAATCACTTACCCTCGACCAGATAAAATAAAATAAAAGGAGTACCTAATATGGATTCAGCATCTCCGCTGAAACGAATACGACAATATTGTTTACAATGCTCAGGTGATTCAGCAAACGAAGTGAAACATTGTCCAATTAAGTCTTGTCCGCTTTATGACTTGAGATTTGGCAAATCAGGGCGTACCCGCTCAATGACCGAAGAGCAGAAGCAAGTTACGGCAGAACGGCTCAAATCAGCTCGTATGGCAAAGAAATCATTGACTAATAATGAAGAAATTTCAGATTAGTTGATTAGGTAGGGTAAGTTGTATGGTTAGATGTTTAAGAAAATTTATTGATTATTAGTGTATGAAAAATAATGCTTGACAAATAAAATCAAGTGTGGTATAATTGAGAATGTAAAGATGATGGTGCTGAAATCGCTGAGTCCTGACATAGTTCAGATGGGCATTACGAAACAGCTAAGTGGAGTTTGATGAACAGCCATCATATGTTGCACTCGAACGATCAAATAGGTCTTCCATATGGAGTAGAGTGCAATAACACTTCGGCAATAGCTAACGATAGTTGAACAGACGGGTCGGGGCTAACATAGAAAGGTTAGCAGGTAGTGCAGCGGTAGGTAACAAATCCGCAAGTCGAAATGAGTCGGGAAATCCGAATGATACGGCTTAGTCCCTCGTAAGAGGTTGAAGAGAGATTTTAAGTAAAAGGTAACAACTTTTAACTGCTCTTCGTAATTGACCATGAAACCGGGTCATAGCTACCATATTGTCGTAAAAAACCTATCATTGCTCGTGCGATAGGCAAACCAAGCTAACCGCATATCCTACGTGGTATGTCGGTCTTTGATAAAAAAGCGAGCAAGGGAACGTGCGTAAGACAAATGAGATAAGCATAAATGGCGTAATTGCCTAATGCCAAGTAGGGCGCACTAGTCAATCTGTTCGGCATAATAAAAGGGATTGGGATTGACAAATAATATAATATCCGACCGGATTTGAAGATAACCGTCAAATCTATATCACGCCCGCACTGGGGTCTGCGCAGAGTTTGAGAAGCGGCAGATACAGACTAGAGAATTGGGGTCGCGCCCAATCGTGCCACGTTAGCATCCATGCAAAAACGTAACGACGAAGGTGATATAAGGATATTATGTAAACATCATTCACGAGCCGATGCTAGAAATAGCTATGAGGCAGGAAGTCGGCTTGAGATTGAATATGGCTCAGTACCCCAATCGGCAGAGGGAGCGGATTCAAAATCCGTAAAGTGTGGATTCGAATTCCACCTGAGCTACCATTAAGTCCACTTGAAATGATATATAGTGGCTGGTTTATAGACTACTATTATGGAGATGAGAATGTGTCATAAGCACTCCATTATCAAATGCAAATCGAGCTGGTGAGAGGAAGTTAAATTGCTTAACAGCATAAAGGCATATGCAGTCAATCATGTCGATAACGAGAACCAGACGGATTAAGCAGAGATTGACCCCGTGGCAACTAAGGGCTACTAATTAAAGTTGTAATCAATAAGCTGAGGCGAGGCATACAAAAACAGGGTGAGGTTCTAGCAGTCTTAGGACTAGGTTAGAGTGTAGGTTTATTGATTTGCTTCTAATGGGTTGATGCTTAAAGCCCATTTCCATATGATAGCAAGTAGCGCAATTTTATATAAGGTACTCAATGAGAGTAGACATTACTCAAAAACGTATATTGAGGACATAATTACACCTGTCGATGGTAATTGAGGAATTTATATAAGATGAGGTCACGCGCGGCCTCGCTTGCTATCATAACCAGTAGTTATGGTTTGTTGACCATTGTTTGGATTACTAGCCAATCGATGCCTAGGGTCGATAAAAACAAATCAATGGCGGTTCCTGTAGGTTGAGCCTAAAGCCTACTACCATATGACCGCGTCTCCTAATTGGTAATACTCTCCGTCCATAGCGGTTGAGATGTAGGTTCGAATCCTACCACGGTCAAAACGTCTATCATGCCTCTACTAGCATTGTAAGCACACTTGATAGACGTCTGGAGGAAAAGCTGAAAATCCTAGCTTTGTAAGGCCGTCCTCAAGATTTGGTCACTGCGGATAGTCTAGTTTATAGGTTGTAATGCTAGTTGCTGAATAGTTGATGGTTGACCACCTGATGCTATGAAGTAACGCCTTAAATCCTCATTAAGTGCGCATTAGATGAGGTGTTTGCCAGCTGACAGAAAACTGGACAAAGAGCGATATTCGACACAGGCTCATAGCGTGGTGATAGTCTATTCCGCGCAAAACAATATAGGGCTTGGGTAAGAGGACCCTGTAAGTAGTTGATAGTGGAACAATAACCCTATATATCAAGTCAATATGCGCATGAACATTGCGACTTGTTTTAATAAAATTTTATTAGAAATTGAAAGGAAATTAAAAGGAATTTATGACCAAGAAGGAACTAATCAAGTTTGTAGCTCAGTCAACAGACAACACAATCAAGGATACTGAGGAAATTGTTGATGAATTTATCAACTATGTAAAGAACAGCCTAGTCCAGCATGAAGATGTAGTGATTCATGGCTTTGGCAAGTTCACAACCAAGCTGCGTGATGCTCGTACTGCTCGTAATCCACAGACAGGCGAAACCATTGAAGTTCCTGCCAAGTATGCTCTGACATTTAAGCCTACAAGCACACTCAAGGCAGAAATCAATGAGTAAATAATCCTCCTGGTAAAATCCCTATGGTCGAAAGATTGTAGGGATTTTTATAAAATAGGGCTTGACAAATCGCCGCTATGGTGCTATACTTAAACCATCAAATGAAGGAGCTGAACATTATGAACGAACTGTTTGTTATGAGCCTCAAGGCAAAGCACCGTAGCGAGGGCACTATTCGTGAATATACTAAGGCGATTGAGAATTGCATGGCATATGTCAACAAGCCTGAGTCTGAAATCAAGCCGATTGACCTTGAGCTGTGGCAGTCCAGCATGAGCAATCTCAGTTCTGCATCTGTTGCTCAGAGAACGTCAGCGGTTCGTGAATATTTCAAGTTCCTGTATCGTAACGAGTTCATTAGCCGCAATCCTGCTGAGATGCTTGAAGCGCCGCAAATTAAAAATCGTGAGCAGTCGGCTCTTAATGGCGAACAGGTCAGAGCAATGGTCAATGCTGCTACCAATCTGCGCAATAAGGCGATTATTATGATGCTTGCTCAGACTGGCTTGCGTATTCATGAGCTTGCCAATATCACGCTTGAGCAGTATGAATCCCGTAGCAATAATGTACTGGTCATCCGTGGTAAGGGCGATAAGGATAGATTGGTTGGCTTGGCTGATGAAACGATCAAGCTGATTGATAGCTATATTGCTAATGAGCGCAAAGATGGCTGTGAATATCTGTTCGTGGGTAATCGTGGCAATAAAATGGATGGCAAGAATACTAGTGCTATGCTCAAGGTATGTGCTAGAAAAGCTGGTATTGAGAATTGGGAAGAATTGCATATTAGCAATCATACAATGCGCCGCACATTTGCTACTATGATGTCTGAGGCTAATGTGCCGATTGAGGTCATTAGTAAGGCAATGGGACATTCTGGAATCCAGATCACATCTAGGTACGTTAAGAGAACAGAACAAAGAGCAATTACCGCAATGTCGGTGGTGAATTTTTAATTAAGGAGGATATGAAAAATGCCAAAGCGACTGGTATGCAGAGATACTATTTTCAAACATGGGCTACGATACGCCATTGTAGAAAATTGGGATGATACAGATAATTTATGGATTTGTAGGTATCTGCATACAAATGAAATTTTCTACAAAGATGATGCGTATATTTATAATAATATTATCATGTAAGTTGAGGAGGATAAAACAATGATGTGGGACGATGTATTTAATAGTCTATACGAAGAAATTATGAAAGAAAGGACAAAGAAAGACATGAAGTTAGAATACAAATTCTATGAAAAGAATCTAGCGCCTAAGTGGCTAGAGGGCGATTATGACCTGCATATTGAGGGCAATCGCATGACGATGACGAGTAAGGACGGTAAGAAGGTCGAGGCTCGTTGTCATCCTGAAGATGATTGGCGGCTACAGGTTGGTATTGATGAATTGAAGGAAAGAATGGCCGAAGCAAAGAAGCCAAGAGAAATTAAGGTTGGGGATATTGTTAAGGTAAAAACGAGTCAGCAATGTAATAGTATGGAGGCAACGAGATTTTTTAAGGAAAATAATATCCCTGTAGAGCATATTGTTCGTGTCGTTCAGTCTAGTTCTGGCATTGGGCAACCGTCTATCTATAATAAATATCAAGTTTTGCATGTTGAGAATTGCTCTGCTAAGAATGGTAAGAAGTGTGCTTTGATTAAAAGCAATATCACAACACGTGAATATGTTGTTGACTACGATAATCTGGAACTAGTAGAATGACTGATATGCACGATGAAGTTGTAGAGGCTGTTATAGGTTATTATGATAGCAATCAAGATATTGCGGCTGATTGCCTATTATATTTAGCATCACTCAAGGATATGCGCTTAGCATATGCGGCAACTAGAGAGCTAGAGGCAATGAATAGATGTCCTGAATGTGGCTCTAAGCTAGAATCATACACACATCTAGTTTATCATCCAGAGGTGGATGAACCGCCATGTTACGAGCCAGTAACAGAGGTGTATTGTCCAAGATGTGACATTAAAGTAGGAGGGAATTATGTCTGACGATAAGCTGAAAGAAATTATTGCTGAGAGCATTGAAGGAAAGCTGAAAGAACATTTTAATCGCGGCCTAATGACTGGCTGGGATGCTTGTATTTATGAAATCAGCAAGCAGATTGCGCCGCTAACCTCGGCTAAGGCGATTAAAGACCTAATCAAAGCCAAGGTAGGAGAGGCTGACGGCAGGATGGAGAAAATGAAAGAAATGTCTACACCAGTAGACAATGAGGATGAGGCTGATAATGGATGATGGGCTGATTCTGTTTATCTTTCTCATTCTCTGGATTCTTGTATTATTTTACGAAGCAAAGGATAATCGCCTATGAATAAAAACCACCTAACGCCGCTATGGATTGCAGGAGGCGCAGTCCTGTTTGTAAGCTCACTGTTGCCTCTGTGCGGCTCGATTGTGGATTTGGTACAGTCAGTTATCAATGCCAAGATTAACCGGATGTCGATGGAGCTAGAGCTTGATAAAGCAGAGCATGATGCCGCCGCTGAAAAGATTGCGCCTAGTCCTGCTATTACTCAAGCCATTGGATTTAGCGTACCGTCCGAGCCTAAATATGAGGAGGAATATGAATGAGCCGTAGACCTAAGCATATTTATGAAATTCCTTGTATGCGTTGTGATTATCAGCCAAATTGTGACCGATATGTAAAAATCGACCCACGCATGACGGCACAGAGGGATAAAATGTGGAATGACGCAGATTTGAATTGCATGGATTGTGTGCTGAGAAATGTGCTAAAGATGAGAAAGGATGGCGAGTCGGCTTAATGGAATGGGTTGAAAAAATTGTATGGCATGAGGTTGTGACTAGACCGCCTACTGAGGAAGAACTTGAAGGATTTGCAGAACATGGTCTAAGCGCAGAAGAATATCCATCATATGTATTTAATTGTCAGATGCCAAATGAGGATGAAGACATTCTTATTCTAACTAAAAAAGGTTGGGTGCATCAAGATACTTGTATGAGCGATGGATGTTGTGGAATTTATGGTCTGATTTATTTGGATTTTAATGGTAATTGGGATAATGTCATAGCATGGGCTTATTTGCCAACTGGTAAGAAGGATGAGGAGGTGGCTAATGCCAGCTAAATCATCTGGCACATCCAAGCCATATCTACATTTCACTGGTGGTAATGCCGCATCTGTAACTGGTTCATGCACGATTATTAGATTCGACAATATCAAATTAGCTGTTGATATGGGCATGATTCAGACCAATAATCTAGTAGCTGATTATCGAGCTAATCGTGATCAGATGAAGAAAATCAAGCCGAAGACGGTGCATGGTGTTGTTATATCACATTGCCATTCAGACCATTGTATGGCTCTACTCATTGCTGTTGCTATGGGGATGCAAGCATATATCTATATTCCTCAAGGCTCAATCCCTATCCTCAAGATAATGATGGACGATTGTATTAAAATTATGGTACAGGATAGCTTGAAGATGCAGAATAAGCATGGTATCAAAGCGCCGCCATTGGCTACTGAGACTGATATTGATAAGGTGATGCAATGGCTTGTTGAAGTGCCGTTTGGGGTTCCTACGACCATTGTAGGCGGCGCAAAGCTGACATATTATCATGCCGGTCATATCATTCATTCAGCTCAAGCTGTGTTGGAAATCAAACAGGGTTATAGCATTAAGCGAATTGGCTTTACAGGTGATTTCAATACAGAGGCTAAGAGCGTATCTGTGCCGCCAATCGAGCCATTGCCAAGATGTAATGTAGTGGTTGGTGAATGTACATATAGTGACCCGACAAGATGTTATAGCATGAAGAAAGATCGCTGGTATGATGAACAGATTATAAATGCGGCTATTTGTCAATATACCCGTATCTTGATGCCAGCTTTTAGTCTACAGCGTGTAGAGGATATTCTTGATGTTCTATGGCGCACACGAGCCACAGAGTGCAAGATTGATGGGCAGATGATTCCTATTTATCTTGATTCGCCACTTGCTTGTCGTATTTATAGAGCATGGTCAGAGCAACTAGAATATGAAGATAAGCTCAACTTGAGGCTAATTGAATCATGGGAAGAAAGCCAAGCTATTCAGCAATCAAATGAACGAGCCATTATAGTGGCTAGTAGTGGTATGCTCAATGCTGGACGGGCTTTGGCGCATCTCAAATATATCCTGCCTAATAACCGAAATGCCGTGCTATTCTCTGGCTATGCTAGTCCTAATACGCTTGCATATGAAATCAAGCATGGCGCAAAAGAAATCATGCTGGATGGTGAAATGATTCAGAACAATGCTCAGATATATTGCTTGAATACATTTTCATCTCATGCTAATTATAACCAGCTCATGCAATATTATCAGAATATAGATTATGATAAGCTGTGCTTAGTACATAGTGAATTTTCAAGCAAGGTAGAATTTGCTAATACTCTACAGGATGAGCTAATCAAACAAGGTAAATCAAGTAGGGTAATATGTACTCAGCAAGATCAGAAGGTGTATTTTTGATGGATATGCAGATGAGAAAATGTGGAGAAGGCTGGGCTTATTGTGATGGCGATTGTTTTCATTGCTATTCTATAAGAGGAACAACAACTACAGAACCGATATTAAACCAAAGCTATTGGACTACCAATAAAACAGAACCAGAAAAAGAAGAAAAATAAATAAACCCTCTTGACAACCGCTCCAATCTATGATATAATCCAAGTATCAAATGAAAGGGGCGGTTGTTGGTATGGGTGATAAATTCAAGTTACCAGTTCTTACAGAAGAACAATTTGAGAATTTGTGGAACAGATTGCATAGCTATAAATGGTTTAATGATATGATAGATGAAATCATGCCTAAACCATCACAGGATTTTGACCCTAATAATAGAGTAGTAGATTTTAGAACTGACAAAAAGGCGAGAGGTGAATAATTATGACTACAGAAAGACTGTACGATACTATCAAAACATGGCGAGATTCTGTAACTGCTGAGGGCATGATTTTTACTGGGGAAGAGATGAATAATGTGCTGAAGCAGCTTGAAGCTGATATGCTCATTGAGCAATCAAAGAAATCTGGCACTAAGTCGATTGTAACTGCGGCCAATAGGATTATCAAGAATGCTGAATTGCGCAATCACCCTATGCTTGAAGGTATGTTTACAAATCAGACAAAAGATGGCTCAACACTGTATTGTGTATGTGACAGTTATGTAGCTATTAGATTTAATGAAAAGCAGCTCCTGCCTGAGATTGATGAAAAATATCATGGACAGGAAATGCAGCTTGAGCAGATTGTTAGACCAATATATGACTCTGAGGAAATTACCCTGCCTGATATTGGAGAACTCAAGGTATATATCAAGACGCATAAAATCAAAGAAAAGAACAATGATAAGAAGGTAGCCGATTATCTACTTGATGAGGAATTGAATCTTTGGGTCAATCCGCAGTATTTGCTTAATGCTATGGAATGTCTGCCTGATTGTAAGGCGTATGCGGCAAATAGAATCAGCCCAATTTATTTCAAGGCTGAAAATGGTGATGGCGTGGTTATGCCGGTGAATCATAAATGAACAATGAGCCAATTTGGGTAAATTACCATAAACATACATCTCTAAGCAATAGATATATGAAAGATAGCCCGCTCTTGCCAATAGATTATTGGAATGAGCTAAAAGCACGATATGGTGATAAACCATGTATCTATACTACAGTAGAGCATGGATGGGCTGGTAATTATTTCAAACAATATGATGACCTAGAGAAATTTAATAAGAAGAACGGCACGAATATCAGATGGATATATGGTACTGAAGCATACTGGGTAAAAGACAGGCATAAACCTGATAGAAGCAACTGCCATATTGTATTATTGGCGCGAACCGATAAAGGGCGCAAAGCAATCAATAAGATTCTATCTATTGCTAATAAGGATGGATATTATGCGCGTCCTCGTATCGACCTTGAATTGATTGACCAGTTGCCATATGATGATGTGATGATTACAACAGCTTGTGTTGCTTTCTGGAATAAATATGATGATATTGCCGACATTGTTAGGCATCTAGCTGAGTCATTTCCTCATTTTTATCTTGAGGTACAGGCGCACGACACGCCAGAGCAGAAAGAATTAAATCGGCACATCATCCAAATTAGTGAAGAATTGCTTGTACCAATTATCGCTGGTTGTGATAGCCATGTTATTACTGAATCCCAAATGCTCGATAGAGATGAATTGCTCAAATCGGGCAACATCCATTATGAGGATGAAGATGGATGGTATATGGACTATCCAACCTATGATGTGCTATTTGAGCGGTTTAAGCAACAAGGCGTACTGACAGACGGTCAGATTAAAGCCGCTATCAATAATACCAATGTGCTGTTTGAATTTGAGGACATCAAGCTCGACCGCTCATTGAAAGTTCCTGTTATAAAAGAGCTGCGCAATAAGACACAAGAAGAACGCAACCATATCTTTGAGCAGATTCTTAAAGATGAATGGGTTTTGCAAAAAGCCGATATTAACAAAGATAAACTGCAACAGTATTATCAAGAGATTAAGCATGATATAGGCGAGATAGAAGCTTGTAATATGGCTGATTATTTCATCTTGTCATATATGGTAATGAAGCGCGGACAAGAGAAATATGGTGGCATCTTGACTCCATCAGGGCGTGGCTCTGCTGTATCTATGTATCTTAATAAGCTCTTGAGGCTTACTAAAGTTGATAAGGTCAATAGTCCAGTCCTTATGTATTCAGAGCGGTTCTTGACCAAAGAGCGCGTCTTAGATAGTCATACGCCACCTGATATTGATAACAACGTCAGTGACCGTCAACCATTCATTCAGGCACAGCGCGATCTAGTAGGCGAACTTGGCACATATGATCTATTGGCTCTTGGTACACTAAAATTCAAAGCCGCATGGAAAATGTATGCAAGAGCATATAATGTCGAGCCTGATACAGCTAATGAAGTAAGCAAGCAGATAGACCGATATGAAACAGCCAAGAAGCACGCTGAAGATGGTGAAACGGTTGATATTCATAAATATATCGAGCCGAAATATCAAGAGCTGGTAGATGGATGTAAGAAATATCTAGGTATTTATGATACTGCAAAGGGGCATCCCTGCGGTTGCTTATGCTATGAGGGCGACATTGAATCTGACATTGGCATCAGCCTGTGTAAATCTGAAGCAACTGGCAAAGAGGTGCTTGTAGCCAATATTGAATCGGGTACGATTGATGCTTTTGGTTATCTAAAGCAAGATTATCTTATTGTTGATTCAATCGGCTTGACATATGATATTTATAAAGAGGCTGGAATCGAGCCATTCACTGTCAACCAGCTTCTTGAAAAAATTGCACATGATGATGCAACATGGCAGATTTACGCAGATGGTTATACACAATGCGTCAACCAGTGTGAACAGCCAAAGTCAACTCAAAAAGTAATGCGATATAAGCCAAAGAATATTGCTGAGTTGACCCAGTTCATAGCTGCAATCAGGCCGTCTTTCCAATCTATGTACCAGACATTTGAGCAACGACAACATTTTGATTATGGTATCAAGGCGCTTGATGATTTGCTTCAAGATGAATACTGCTCATCGTCATTCATTCTATATCAGGAATCTCTAATGAAAGTCCTTGGTTTTGCTGGATTCCCCATGTCTGAAACATATACTATTATCAAGGCAATTAGTAAGAAAAAGGATTATATCATCAAGGACGCAAAGCCAAAATTTATCAAGAATTTTGCTCAAGCTATTCTTGATACCGGCGAAACAGATGATGATAATAAGGCACATGAGCTTGCTGATAAGGTATGGACGATTATTGAGAATAGCGCCGCATATGGCTTCAATTCAGCCCATGCTTATTGTATGGCTATTGATAGTGTAACGATTGCTTATCTCAAAGCGCATTATCCACTGGAATTTTATAAGTGCGTTCTTCAGCGATTTACTGATAAGGGCGAAAAAGACAAGGTTGCGCTCATTAAACAAGAGATGCTAAAGCGCGGCTATAAGCTCAAAGATATTCAATTTGGCGATGACAACAGGGCGTTCAATATAGACCGTGATAACAACTGTATTGTGCAGACTATGGCATCTATTAAGGATATGCCTAAGAGCGCACCAGAGGCACTATATGAGCTTGGAAAGTCTGATATAAAGAATCGCGCCGCTCTATATCAAGCCCTTATGGATGACCCAAGAATCAATAAGAAAGCCATTGAAATTCTATTCCATCTTGGATATTTTAATAAGTTTGCTCAACCAAATCGGCTCATTACTGAATATGAGATTTATCAAAAATATATTTCAGCAAAGGTATTGACAAAATCATCATTTGATGATATAATGATAGATGTAATTAGACCGTGTTGTGGCAAAGAAACCGAGAAGCAATTTAGAGAGATTGACAATAGAGCATTGATAACGGCTTTAATTAAGCAAGCCAATATCAAACCAACTACTATTGTTGACCGCATTAAATGGCAACTTGAGTACCTAGGTTATTGTACAGTAAATGACCCCAATTCAGACCCTAATGATTGGTTGGTGCTAGATGTCAAGACAACAGGATACGGTACGGTTTATTGCACACTATATAACCTATGCTATGGCGCAGAACGCACATATAGGGCTAATAAAAAATTCTGGACAAATCATCAATTATTAAAGGGTGATGTAATTAGAGCTGTATTACAAGAGAAAAATAAAATGAAAAAGGATGAAAACGGGGAATGGGTGAGAACCGGAGATGTTTACACTGAAATCAAATGTTGGAAGAAATTGGAGGTATAGTATGAAAAATATATTTCCAATTACAATCAATATAAGAAGAAACCCATATTTTTTCGCCAAGATTGATTGGTTGTTGTGGCGGTTGTTTAAGCGTAAACCAAAGCAACCATGCGGCAGACGGAGAAATGAAAAATATTTATGTTGTTGTCAACCTCTTGATATTGATAGAATATATTTATCTGATGATGGCAAAGAGGCAATTTGTAAATGTTGTGGGTCATGTAGGGTAATGTCAAATCATCCGTTAGACGAAAAAGATATATTTGGAACACAGTGGTAGTGAAGGAGGTATAAATAATGGATGCTGTTGAATTTTTGAAAGAAGCGAAAAGATATTGTAAGTGGTGCAAAAATACTGCTCAAGATGGCAAGAAACGATTATGCGATGTTTGCTATTTCGAGAAACTGAATGACATATTCAATCTTCATCCAATGGCATACCATAAATTCGTTGAGATGGTAGAGAAATGGGCAAAAGAACATCCTGTAAAAACAAGACAGGACGAGTTTTTTAATCAGTGGCCCGATGCTGAGATTGGCTATGATGGACTACCGACCATTGCTCCATGCCAGTTGAATATTGAGTTGCTTCAGCGTGAATCTCAGGATGATTGTGAAAAAAGAGGAGTATGCGGCAAATGCCGTTGTGATTTTTGGCTAAAAGAAGTTGAATAAGAATAAGGAGGATTAAGTAAGTAAATGGGCGTAGCAGTTCTTATTTTAGGTGAAAGTGGCTCTGGTAAATCAGCGTCACTTAGAAATTTCAAGCAAGAGGATGTTGGAATCCTAAATGTGGCATCTAAGCCGCTACCATTCAGAAATGTAAATAAGCTACAGAGTATGAATAAGGCAACATACGCCAGTATCAAAGGCGCGGTATGTAGCGGAAAGAAGCTAAGTTGGGTCGTAGATGACGCTCAGTATCTTATGGCATTTGAAAGCTTTGATAAGGTAAATGAAGTCGGATATGGCAAGTTCACTACGATGGCTAAGAACTATGAAGATATGTTGCGTGTCGTTCAGGAAGATACCAGCCCTGACACGATTGTATATATCATGCAGCATATTGACACTGATGAAAATGGCAAGGTAAAGGCTAAGACGCTAGGCAAGATGCTAGACCAGCAGCTCACAGTAGAAGGCTTGTTTAGCATTGTCCTGCTATGTAAAGCAGATGAGCGCAAGCATTATTTTATCACACAGTCTGATGGCTCGAACCCATGCAAGTCACCAATGGGTATGTTTGATTCTCTTGAGATTGATAATGACCTAAAGATGGTTGATGATACAATCAGAGAATATTATGGGCTAAGAAAGGCAAGTGCGCCTAAGGATAAATCTACTACTCCAGCTAAAAAAGCTGAGTAAAATATAAACAATCTATTTATTAAAATCAAATTAAAGCGAGGTTAAATTTACTATGAAGCGAATCGAAAATTGGGAGAATATTCAGGAAAGCACATCTTTTAAGCGTCTAACACCGAATGGCTATATTTGCAAGATTCTTAACGTAGAAGATCATCCTGAGAAGGAATATCTTAAGATTTATTTTGACATCGTAAAGGGCGATGATAAGGGCTATTTCAAGAAGCAGTATGACGGCGATACACGCAAGGAACGCAAGTGGCCTAATGCCGGTACATTCATCCGTTCTTATAAGGATTCTGCGGCATCTATGTTTAAGGGCTTTACAAACGCAGTTGAGCGCTCAAACAAGGGCTATCAGTGGAATTTTGATGAAAAGACGCTTGTTAATAAGGTTGTTGGTCTAATCATCGCAGATGAGCAGTATCAGAACCAGAAGGGTCAAGTTCGTGTTCGTAACTATGTTGCGGCTGTTCGTTCTGTTGAAACCATTGAAAAGGGCGAATATGAAATTCCTGCACTCAAGGAGCTAACTACTACTAAGACTACAACTGCTCCTACCAATGACCCAATCCCCGATTTTGGCGATGTGTTCAATACTGCGCCTACTGATACGCCCACTCCTGCTGAATCAGAAAATCCTTGGGATGATTCCGAGGAGAATCCATTCGGATAAAATATAAAAATATAAAAGGCGGGGCTTGACAATCCCGCCTTTTTATTATATAATAGCTGTGAGGTGATAAAAATGAATACAGATGTAATGTTTTCAAGCGCAACAGATAATTGGTCAACGCCACAAGATTTTTTCGATAAGCTAAATGATGAATTTCATTTCACACTAGATGTGTGTGCTGATGAAAACAATCATAAGTGCGAACATTACTATACTAAAGAAATTGATGGATTGAGCCGCCCTTGGGTTGGGACAGTATGGTGCAATCCTCCATATGGACGTAAAATTGGTGAGTGGGTGCGACGCGCCTATATTTCGTCTCATATTGGTTCTGCTACTGTAGTAATGCTATTACCGGCTCGAACTGATACACGCTGGTTCCACGAGTATATTTACAATAAGCCAAATACAGAGATTCGTTTCATTAAAGGACGGCTCAAATTTGGTGGATGTAAAAATTCAGCCCCATTTCCATCTATGGTGGTAATTTTTAGATCAAAATAATGACAAAGTAGGTGATGATGCTTGAATAAATTTCTATGTGTAGCTCAACTGCAAGAGCTGCGAATCGACCTATATCAGACCCATATGAAAGCCAAATTCAGCGTCATCACCAATAATCAATGCCTCACCATGAGCCAAACATTAAGCCGCAAATGGAACGAGGAACAAATCAAATCATGGCTGGCTATGGCGCAATATATCCATCCACGAATAGACGGCTATATATATATCAAAAATAAACATTATTATACAATGAGAGGATGCAATATACCTACTAGGCTATTGGTATCAGGCAATATCAATGAATGGAAAAAATCATTGTATTATAATGTACAATATTGCCGCATAGTTGAAGATAATGCGGCTGATAGCATGAATATAGAAATGGATGGACAATGGCTGGATTCGAGCCGATTCTTGAATATATGCGGCGATTCGCCCAGGGTGTTTATCATCAAGCGTCCTGACGGCTGTGATGGCTGTATATGCCGATTGCGGCTTGAATATGATGCAGGATATAGCATAGAGCAAAATAGGGTTATAACGCATCCTAGAGGTCTTAGAGTGGTTGATTATAAAAAAACAGATACGGCTATGAGCCAAGAAGAAATTGATAAGTGGATGTTGGAATATGAGATAATTTCCTCTTGACAACCTCCTATTTATATGCTATAATTAAGCCAACAAATGAAACAGGAGGTTGTTTTATTATGACTTGGAAAGTTTGGTATTGTTACTTACAAGACGGTTGGATTAAAGAAAATGTCATAAATATCAAAGCCGACAACTACGATGAGGCGATTAGCAAAGCTCGCAAATTTGATAAGAGATATTGTTGCGCACAGGTGGTAAGCAAATGAGCAAGCCACCTACAATTAAATGCCGTCAATGTGGTAAATCAACGCCAAAACAAGACGCAATCGAATATAAGCCTAAATTCTATTTCTGCTGTGAGCAATGTAAACAGGATTATATCAATGCTCATACCGTCAAGCCAAAGCAAGAATCAAAAGATGATAGGCGCAAATTGCTGGATTATATAAGCCAAGTAGCCCCTGATGCCAATATGCGGCTTGTAGGCATCCAGCTTGCTCAGTTGATGAAAGATAACCCTGATATGACATATGGCGGCATTGCTTATACTATCAGATATATCCATAAAGAGCAAGGATTGGATATATCTAAATCGCCGCTTGGACTGGTCAAGTATAAATATGATGAATGTAAAAAATATTATACTTGGCTAAATCAGGTAAGGCAGAATATACAGCAATGGCAAGCTGAAGATGGGGTCGAGACGATTGTGAAAAAGAATGATGAGGAGGATGTGTTTGGATGAGAATGGATAAAGTAGTACCTGATGATTTGCCAAAAGAAGATGAATTTGATTATAATAAGGCGTTGACATGGTTTTTAGGTAACTTTTTCTATGAAGGTAATTCAGACATTCCGGGAGCTATCGTTAGTGCTCTTGATAAGCAAATTCCACATTTACCATATCACCGTTGGCAAGATGGGTCGAACGAATTGGCTTGTACTCGTTGTGATGGTAATGTAAGTAAGGAAAATGGCAAATATTGTAGTCATTGCGGACAGATGATTGATTGGAAGGAGGATATGAATGCGTAACGAAACGCTGAATGCTAAAATTACAGAAACTAAACTGGGTGAAGATCATGGTTGCCTAACAGCTTATATTTATGTTGAAGGTGCTGGTTGGGGAGGTGGTATGGGCGGCTATTGTCTCGACCACTGGTGTAGTGAAGTTGGGCATTATGGCTCATCTGATGGGTATGGCGCTATCATTGAGTTAATGAAAACGCTTGAGGTTGATAAATGGGAAGACCTAAAGGGTAAATATGTGCGCGTCCATGTAGATGAGCATAACACGATTGACAGGATTGGTCATCTAATGAAAAACAAATGGTTTAGCTTCAAAGAATATGTTGAAAAGGTAAAAGAAATCAAAGACGCGATGGAGGAATAATCATTGCTCTATGACCAAAATTCTGTTAGGTTGCTATTGGGTTGTTTGCTAATCAAGCCCTCTCTTGCTATTTCTGATAAATACCCCTTAAGTCGTGAAGATTTCACGGTTGATTTTCACCTCAGATTATGGCAAGGCTGTGTTGCTCTAGCTAAACGTGGAGCTGAATCTATATCTGCACTAGACCTTTATATGCTATGTAAGAATAATAAGCAAGTAGAAGATATTTTCAAGCTAAATCAGCTAGACGATTTCATTGATACAGTTAAGCAGCTTGCTAATGTAGGTAATTTTGAGGTTTACTATACCAATGTACGCCGCGCCACATTACTTCGCTCATATAAAAACGCTGGTTACAACATAGACAAATTTGAGCAAGACGATAAGGCAACCATAGAGGATATAGTGCAATATTTTGATGCACAACAGATAGCTATAAAGAAGCAATTCTATAAAGACAAAGATATAGATGAGCTAAAAGCTGGTGATGGATTTGAGGCGGTAAAAGAGGGCTTCAAGGCAGAGCCGCTATTTGGCGCAACAACATTCAGTGAATACCTAAACACAGCTGCTAGAGGCTGGATTCCGGGGCAGCTATCTATCTATTCAGTCGGCTCAGGCGTAGGCAAATCAACCATTTGCTTGGCTAATCTTGTACAAGTATGCTGTCCTAGAATCTATGATATAGACAAGGAGCAATATGTAGACAATCCATGCTATCAGCATAAGGCTGGTCTATATCTCCAATTTGAGATGGCTGGTGACACTGAAATCACCCCTAAAATTGTGGCTACAATTAGTGGCGTACCATGCTTTAGCATCTTGAATGGGCGATATGAAGAAGGTGAAGAAGAACGTGTAGATGAGGCTATTAAAATCCTGCATGAATCTAAGCTATATATTGTCACGATGCCTAATTATACTGTTGATTTGATTGAATCCTATGTAAAGGATTATGTGGTCAATAAGCAAGTAGGCTTTCTATGTTATGATTATATCGTCGAATCCTCATCTGTATCGAGCGACTTAGCAAAAAAGAATGGTGTATCTACTCGTTCAGATCAGGTGCTATCTGGTATAGCAAGTAAGCTCAAGGATTTGGCGGTTGAATATAATATAGCCGTCTTGACATTTACTCAGGTCAATGCTAATGCTATGACACAGGAGATTATGGATAGCGGCGTTGCAGCTGGTTCAAGAGCAATTCAAAACAAGGCTGATGTGGCTGGTGTAATCATGCCGTTGCGCCGTAAAGAGCAAGAAATAGCCGATATGATGATGGAGAAATATCCTGATAAGGTAAAGCCAAATCGTGTATTATCATGCTATAAGATGCGCTTTTCACAAGTTGAACAGGGTATTAAGATTTATTTCCATCTTGATTTGAATACAGGTCGAACAAAGGATTGTTTTGTAACTACGAAATTTGACAACCCCTATCAATTAACTAAGACAAGGCTGGTGTATGCTAAATGATTCATATAAATGTGAAAGAAGAAAGAGAACATATAAATGTACCACATGAGCCACCTCGCTCATATACTAAAAGCTATGAAACAATCATATCGTTCGACACTCAAGATGATTATGATAATTTTGTAGTAGAATCCCATGATAATGAAGATGGCTCTAAATATCTAAAACTCGGCATCAAGTTATATAAAGAGCCGGTTTATCTATGTCCTGCAATTACGCATTATCTCAATGTTCAAACGTCAGATAATAAGCCAGACGATGGGTTGATTTTTATTGGCACACAATACATTGAATTTGAAAAGATATGCTTAAATCATGATTGACATCACATCTCTCAAATCCCAGCTAACAGATGACCGCATTATAGAGCTAATGGATGCTATGGGTGCGCCATTGATGAAAGCTGATAGCAATAATCTGATATTCGGCTCAATTTGTCATTGGGGTACTGATTGGGATAAACACAAGCCCAAATTATGGTACTATATAGAATCTGGCTCATTCCATTGTTGGAGTTGCGGCTTTTCAGGTGATGCTATATCTCTAGTTCAGCACGTCAAGCATCTTGACTTCAATCAAGCTGTATCATATATTTGCTCTGTTCTGCATCTACAAGTAGGGCAAATCGAGCAAAATGAGCAACTTGATAATTGGGCTGAATTGCGCCGATTTCTACCTAATGCCGAACCAGAGCCAGATAAGCTCTTGACATATGACAAGTCCATATTGTCTCTATTTGACCATTTATATCCGCAAGAATGGCTAGATTATGGAATTTCAGCGGATATACTTGATAAATTTGGTATAGGATGGTATGCGCGTCAGGCGTGTATTTCCATACCTGTCATATTTAATGGTCAACTAGTAGGCGTAAGGGGGCGATATACAAGAGAGCAGGATGTGGCTAAAGGCAAATATAGACCAATATGTACACTAGATGGGACGGTACTTAAATTCCCATCATCTGCTTGCCTATATGGCTATGACCAAAATAAAGCCGCTATTGAAAAGTCGCGCCAAGTAGTGCTATTTGAATCAGAAAAAAGCGTACTTAAGTCGCCCCAATACGGTATAGATAATGCTCTAGCTGTCTTTGGCTCTAATATAAGCAAACAGCATATACAGCTATTGCTAGAGCTGGGCGTGAATGATGTGGTACTATGTATGGATAGCGACTATAAGAAAGTGGGCGATGATGAATTTAAGTTCTTTGTTGTCAAGATGAAGAAGTTGGCGGCTAAGCTAAAGCCCTTCTTCAACTGTTCGATAGTATATAATAATCAAGGTTATGATATGTATAAATGCAATATGATGGACATACCATATGAGCAAGCTATAAAATTATGGGGAAGTAGGGTAAGAGTATGAGAACACCATGCAAATATGAACATCAATGTCAGTATAAGCGATATGTGAACGGCAAGGAGTGCACTGCTGTTAGAACAGAGTGTTGGGCTGTGAAAGAGCCGTTTGAATGTAGTAAAGAATATAGAGAGTTATGTGGTATTTATAAGCCGTTGAGCAATAATCTTGAATTGTATTGGATTCCAACAGATAAATTTGACGAGCAATATGGTTATGTGTATAAGTGTGCTAGATGTGGCAAAGAGCTTATTGGTATATCCAATTATTGTCCTCATTGCGGCTATGAATATGAGCCTTGGGATGGCACAACATTCAGATAAATTTAATACTTGACAAATCAACCTCTTTATGATATAATTGCTATATCAACAATAAGGAGGTTGATTTTATTTATTACGTTAGTAAATTTCATTTATACGATGTGGTGAGACTTATTGGTGAAACACATCCTTACAGGGCTCATGCTATTAGGACAGGCGACACGGCGGAAATCATTGCTATTCACTTTAATGATACGAATGGACACTGGGGGTATTCTTTAAGACGCACAGGTACTATATGGAGTCCATTGGATAGTTCTGATCTGTATTATGATGATGAATTAGAATTAGTGGAAAGAGAGGTTGAATCTTTTTATGAGTAAATTCAAAGTAGGAGATAAGATAGCGCCTGCTAGGAGTCCGCGTGATTACTTTGGTTGCATTGAGCAAATTGATGGCAAAAAAGCCGTAATTAAATCAAAATACGGCGATGAATTTTATATTGACTTAAAACGTCTTGTACTATATGATGAAACAGATATGAATATTGGCGAAATTTATGATATGTTAGAGCCAAAAATGGACAATATCCTACATTGGCACAACGTTGAATCCATTAAAAACGACCCATTCCCATCTCAGATTCTTGAATGGGTTGGTAATAATATCAATGTTCGTTATCAACAGTATTGTAATGAATGTGATATTAGACAGGCTATTGCTCTAGCATATCGTTCTGGTTATCTTAGAGCTAAGAAAGGCAGACCGTTTAAGATTGGAGGAGAAAAAGAATGATTGAATGGCATAATATGAGAGACAAAATGCCAGAACGTCATGTTGATGTGTTGGTTTGTTGCGCTTATAGCGATTATACAGAAGTGCGCGTAGCTAACATTGATGAGCAAGATGTTGGAGTATATGACCCAGTTACAGATAGAGAAGGAGTTGTATCAGAACTGCAATGGTGGGATACAGATGGTGCTGTGTGGGAAGCCTCATCCGATGATTATTGGGCATATATCAACTTGCCAAAAAAGGATGGTGATTTAGATTAAGATTCATCCACTACTTGATTCCATTAATGAAGCCACATTTTTAAGGGATTTACTTCACGCCTACGGTATAACCGATGTTGACGCATATCTAAATCCAGATAGTATTGAATATCAATCGCCTGATATGTATAAGAATATGGATATGGCTGTAAATCTATTCAATCACGCCAAAGGCTCTGTTGGTATTGTGATTGACTCCGATCTTGATGGGGCTTGTTCAGCAGCTATTGCCTATATGCTATGTATTGAGAACGGACTGGAGGACATTCGTATTTATAGTCACGCTGGTAAAGAGCATGGACTATCAGACATAGCAAGTCAAATCGCTACTGATGAATTAGATTTGCTAATCGTGCCAGATGCCGGGTCGAACGATATATATCAATGCGAAGAACTGATGTGTATGGGTATTGATATTATCATCTTAGACCATCATATCATTGAGAAGTCAAATAGATATGCTACAGTAGTCAATCCATATCGAGCCGATAATGCGCCGAATATCAATACCGACATCAGCGGCACAGGCGTTGTAGAAAAATTTGCTTGTGCGATTGGCTCGACCCAATCTTTCAAAGACCTAGTATCTATTAGCCTAATATCTGATATTTGCAGCTTGCGTTCACCTGAGAACCGCAAATATGTATATGACGGCTTGACTAATCCAACTAATCCATTCATTCAATACTGCTTAGAGCATTGTTGCAATCGTGGCGTTAATCCAGAGGGTGTGGCATTTGGTATTGCGCCTCTTGCTAATGCACTGGCTCGTAGTGATGACCAGTCTACTAAGCGCATATTTTTTGATGCGCTGATTGGCAAGATTGAGCCAGAAGCCGCTGTGAAGGCTATGAAAGCCGTCAAGTCCAAACAGGATTATCAGGTCAAGAAAGTTGTAGATAAGTTGTCAGATGGACTTGATACGTCTCATAAGGTCATTATCGGCTTTAGTGAACCTGAGAATAAATCCTATTTAGGACTTGTAGCCAATAAATTCTGTGGTAAATATAATAAGCCTACATTCCTGCTTAGAGAGCTAAACAGCACAACATGGTCTGGCTCGATGCGCAGCCCTATTGATTTGCTTGAGATTATCAATGAATCAGGATTGGCTAAATGTCAAGGTCATGATGCCGCAGCTGGTATCACAGTCAAGAAAAGCAACCTAAAACGATTTGCGCGATTTTTAGATGGGCTTGATTTGGACGTAGAGCCAGATATTGAAGTAGCGGCTCAAATCGAGCCTAATAATATCACACGCAATCTTGCAAATGTGTGTGTAGAAAATAATATCTTATGGGGCAAAGATGTAAACAAGCCGTTATTTCATCTAGTCCTGTCATCCCCTCAAATCTATACTTATCGTAATCGCTCAATTACTGTCAAGCTGATTCAGGACGGCATTGAGTTTATCAAATTCTTTGTTAGTAATGAAGAAGCAAGCCAATTTGAATCAGCTCAAGGCAAATCCATAGAGGTAGTAGTATCTCTTGGATTGAATGAATATAATGGACAAATTAAGCCACAAGCTATTATTGAACGATATGAGATTATTGATAAGAAAGAAAATGAAATTGATTGGAGTGAATATTTTAATTGAGCAAAATGACTATTGGTGATTTGCGACAAAAGCAAGCGTTACCGTTAGAGGCAAAGATTATTGCGTCTAAACAACGAATCAAAGAATGGTATGAACATTGGAACGGAGATGTGTATATCTCAAACTCAGGTGGTGTTGATTCTACTGTCCTTAGTCATCTTGTCCATTCATTATATCCAGATGTTCCAGATGTATATTGCGATACAGGGCTTGAATATCCTGAATTACGTGATTTCATCATGGGTAAGCCAAATGTTATTGTATTAAAGCCAGCGATCTACGATAGAAAAATGAAGGTGTGGCATCATGTCTCATTTGCTAAGGTCATTGAAAAATATGGCTACCCTATTATCAGTAAAGAGCAAGCTGCATTTATTCAAGAATATAGGACGTCTAAGAGCGAACGGCTAAAGCAAATTCGGCTTAATGGGAACAAATATAACCGTGGTAAAATCTCTAAAAAATGGCTCAAGTTTATCGAGCCATCTTGTTATATTCCAGTAAGTGACAAATGCTGTGATATAATGAAAAAGAACCCATCAAAGCGATTTGAGCATGAAACTGGCTTACATCCATTTATCGGCACTATGACAGATGAGAGTGCTCAGCGCGAATCGAATTGGCTCAAGTTTGGTTGTAACGCATTTGATAAGGATAGACCAACCAGTAATCCATTGTCGTTTTGGACTAAATCAGATGTATTGCATTATATTGTCAAATATAATATCCCATATGTCAAAGAAATCTATGGTGATATTGTAGAAAAGGATGGCGTATATACTACAACCAAGCAAAAGCGCACAGGTTGTATCTTTTGTGGGTTCGGTTGTCACCTTGAAAAAGAGCCTAATAAATTCCAAACATTAGCTACTATCAATCCTCAACTCTACAACTACTGTATGCGTGGCGGTAAATATGATGATTCTGGTATGTGGATTCCTGATAGGGGACTTGGTATGGCTAAAGTGCTAGACTACATCAATGTCAAATGGTGGAATGATGGTGATGAAGCTAAACGAGATGAATATAGAGCAAAGTATAAGGAGAAAGAAGAAATTGAGCAGAGCAGAAAGAAATCGTCGCAAACGGATTGAGCATCCTCTAAAATATGCGCCTATTAAATGTCCAAATTGCGGCTTAATTGTAGATGAAAAATATGTAGTTGATCTGGATTCTACTTGTCCTATTTGTGGCAGAGAGCTATTTGCAGAATTAAAGAAAATGATTGAAAAATAATTAAAATAGGGTATTGACAACCTCCTGATTCTATGATATACTTGATTTATCAAAGAACAGGAGGTTGTTTTAATGCAAGACGTATTAACCTATGAAGCATGGCTTGATGCTGTATGCCATATTTGCAATAACTTGCTGAAAGCAAATGTAAGCGTAACAGGTAATAGTGAATTTAAAGTGACAGCTACAAAATATCGTTGGATTACATTTGTTGATTGCACCGGATTTGAAGCAATGTACAATGAGGGCTGGGAACCAGCATTTGGTGCAACTAAGCTGATAGAGATTATTATTGATAGATGGGAACAACTATTGGTTGAGGAACAGGATTGATGCAGACAGTAAAATTAACCCCAATGCGCATGATATTCAATAACCCTGAAACCAATTTCTCGATTATATCATGTAACACTAAGGATGAAACAATAGAGACTCATCCTAAATATGGTACAATTAGCCTAAAAGGAACTGGCATTGCAGACCTAAAGATGAGGCAATCAATTGATTGTATCATAGAGCCATGTGTGGATGATAAATACAAATACAGCTATAAATTCATTGGCTTTGCTGGATTTGTAGCTAAAGATGGCAAATTCAATCTAACAGAAAAAGCCGAATTACAAACGCTACGAAGCTTAATGACCAATGGTCAAGCTGAATCATGTCATACCGCATATCCTCATTTTGTTAGTATGGTGCTGAATGGTGAAGCTGATAAACTAGACTACAAAAAAATTTATGGCGTAGGCAAGGTGCTATTGCCAAGATATATTGACAAAATCAAGACGATCAATAAGCGCGTTGAATTTATGGGCGAAACATATGCTTGGGGCATTGAGCATGATGAGGACATAAATAAAATCGCCGCGACATATAAAAATGTATATGGGTTTAGCAAGGATATAAACGCCAATCCATATGCTGTTATGATTAACTTGCTTGAATGGTCTTTTGATAGAGCAGATAGGGCGATAATTAAGAAAACGGCAAAATGGTTGAATAGCTATGAACGATGCGAAGCGGCTACTATTTATGCTCTAAAGCATAATGAGCTGGACGGCAACACAAGGATGCAAGCCAAGATGTTGTTTGATGTGGTCAAGTGCAAAGCCCCTCAATGCGTTCATCATCTACTCGATGTTGTGACGAAATCGGCGCAAGTACACTATGACGCGCCTAGCCAAAATACGGCTCTACAAGCCACATATAACGCCGAACAACATATTGCTGATGTCATCAAGAAAAAAATAGCCAATCCACATTATTATCCTATGGATTGGCAGAAGTTTACAAGTGTAGACGGATTAGAGCTGACTGATGAACAGGCACGGATTCTTGAGATGGCTTGTAAGCAGGATGTGATGATGCTGACGGGGAGCGCCGGAACGGGGAAATCGGCTACAACTAAGGCAATTATTGAGATGCTAGAAGCCAATGATTATACTTATACTCTATTATCCCCAACTGGAATCGCGGCAAAGAGGCTAAGAGAAGCAACAGGGCGTGAAGCCAGTACCATTCATATGTTCTTGGCTTGTGATGGTAATTTGGGCGATTATGTGCTAATTGATGAGATGGGTATGGTTAGCGTCCATTTGCTATCAATGCTATTTTACAAAGTAACAGATACCACCAAAATCATCTTCATAGCTGACCCATCTCAGCTTGCATCTATTGCTTGTGGCAACATTGTTGAGGATATGCTTGATAGTGGCATAGTGCCTGTATGCAACTTGACTAAGGTATTCAGATATAACACATCTGGCATTATTACCATAGCTACTGATGTACGAAATGGAGTAAATGACCATCTAACAGATACTTTTACAGATTATAAGTTTATTGAAACTGATACATTAGTAATCAAGCAAATTGAACAAGAGTATGCGCAGCTCTTAGCAGATGGATATAGTAAGGATGATGTGTTGATTCTATCCCCATTTAATAAGGGCGATGTTGGCTCATTGGCTATCAATGCGGCGATTCAAGCCAAATTCAATCCAAATGAATTAAGCAAAGTTGGGCATACAGTCAATGATACGCCTATTTATTTTAAAGTGGGTGATAAGGTCATCAATAAAAAGAACGAATATGCTATGCCGCTTGTTGATGACGATACGGCTTTTGTAGCCAATGGCGATATTGGCACAGTAATGGAAATTGTGCCTGATGAAAAAGAGCCATATATGATTGTGCGGTATGATTGCGGCGATTGTATAGTAGATAAGGCGCATATCAAGAATACGCTACTAGCATATGCTATTTCTATTCATAGTTGCCAAGGTAGCCAAGCAAAGGCTGTGATTGTGGTGATTGATAGAATCCACGTAAGGATGCTAAGTCGCAACCTGTGCTATACAGCGGTATCACGTGCACAAGAGCGGCTAATATTGATTGGAGATGAGGCGGCTATTCAAGAGGGATTAAAGGTGCAAGAGGAGAAGGAAAGGGACACTGAATTAAAGGAGATGCTGATTAGATGAACCCATTTACTTATTCTGCTGACAAAATTAACAAGATGATTGACGATAATGGCTACAAACCTGTTACTATGACAGGTGTGCGAAATAATCTACTTGATCTAAAGCCAATCATCGAAAAGCTATATGATGACAAGATTTTCTATCTTGATTACTGGCAGAGTGAATGTGCATGGCATGGTTGGGATTGGTCAAAAGATGATGGAACAATGGCTAATATGGCTAATATTACCACTGGTATTACCAATAAATTCTTAGAAATTTATGCTATGATTTTAGGTGGTCTTGGTGAAAGATGTGAAAAGGAGGATGTTGATTAAATGAACTATGAATTTCATGTAGGGGATTATGTTGAAACATATAGTGGAGCAGTTGGATATATCATTTCTATTGAAGACGATGCTTTTACATGGGTAAATCATACACCAATCAGAGATGGTGATGATGTATATTCCAATGTAGAGCAAAGAAATTTTTATAGTAGCGTGAGAGACGTGTTTGCTCGTATTGGCGCATATGATTTCACTAAGAAAGAAAAGAAGAGGATTGAGCCAATTAGCGATTGCAACAAGCACATTTTTGCCAATGCAATCAAATCAAATAGTCAAATAGTAAGAGTGGTAAGTGATGATATTTTGAATAAAATCAATGAGCTTGTTGATGCTGTGAATAAATTGATGGATAAGGAGGATCAAGAATGAACCACCATAAGCTAAAAGAATGTACTTTCAAATTGTCTGTTCCAGTAGGCGAGATTTGTGGTGCGCCAGCAAGAGTATGCTCAGTATGCGGTGCATATGAGTTTAACTCTGCAATCGCGTATGATAGTAAAGCTAAATTTTGGCTTTGTCCAAAATGTCTAAAGGGATTAAAGAAACTGCTTGACAAATCAACTGAATCATGATAATATATATGACAAGGAGGTAATGTGATGACTGTTGGTGAATTTTATAACACCATTATGCAGTATATTATTATTCATGTTAAAGAAAATTAAAAGGAGGACGATTTATTGTTTATTGAAGAATGGCTAGGTAAAGAAAATCAGCTAGGTATTGATATCTGGAAGAAGAAATACCAACGTAATGGGGAATCTTTTGAAGATTGGCTAGATCGTGTAAGTGGTGGTGATGCAGACGTAGCAGAGCTTATTGCTGATAAGAAATTCTTATTCGGTGGGCGCATCTTGAGTAATCGCGGTATTGATGATGAAAAGGTAACATATAGTAACTGCTATGTTATCTCGCCGCCAGAAGATAATATTGAGTCAATTTATGATACCGCTAAAAAGCTGGCTCGTACTTATAGTTATGGTGGAGGCTGCGGCATCGACATCAGCAAACTTGCTCCATGTGGTGCAAAGGTAAATAATCAAGCTAAATCCACATCTGGCGCAGTTAGCTTTATGGATACCTTCAGCCAAGTCACCGAACAAATTGGACAGAATGGTAGACGCGGCGCATTGATGATTAGCATTGATTGCACCCATCCAGACCTAGAAAAATTCATTACGGTCAAATCCGATTTGAACAAAGTAACATCTGCTAATATCTCAGTTCGTGTTACAGACCGCTTTATGGTAGCAGTCAAGAATGATGAAGATTGGGAACTATACTATAAGCGTAATGAAACAGGCGAAGAAATCAAGAAAACAGTAAAGGCACGAGATATTTTTGACCTGTTATGCCGTAATAATTGGGACTATGCAGAACCGGGTATTCTCTATTGGGATAGAATTACCAACTGGAATCTGGTAAGTAATGATAAAGATTTTGAATATGCTGGTGTAAATCCATGCGCAGAAGAACCACTACCAGCAGGAGGCTCATGTCTACTTGGTGCAATCAATCTAGCTGCATTTGTCCGTAACGGCAAATTTGATTGGCACGATTTCAATAGAACTGTCAATATTGCAGTTAAAGCACTAAACGATGTGCTTGATGAGGGGCTTGAGCGACATCCACTAGCTGAACAACGCAAGACGGTTAGAGATTGGCGGCAAATTGGGCTTGGTATCATGGGCCTAGCTGATATGCTAATTAAGCTAGGTATTGAATACGGCTCACCTGATTCTATTACTCTATGTGATGCTATTGGCTATTCTATGGCTCGTAATGCTATTGTAGCTAGTGCCGATATTGCTGGATATGCCGGTTGTTATGATAAATATAATGAACAGTATGTAACAACATCACCATTCTTTGCTGAACACATCAAGCCAGATGATGAAGAGGCATGGTCATTTGTAGAAGCAAATGGACTTCGTAATAGCCAGCTATTGACAATTGCGCCAACCGGCTCTATTAGCACCATGATTGGCGTATCTGGTGGCATTGAGCCAATCTTTGCTAACTACTATGAGCGCACCACAAAATCACTGCACGGACATGATGAGGTATATAAGGTATATACGCCAATCGTCAAGGAATATATGGATGCTCATGGTATTAAAGACGAGCTTGGCTTGCCATCCTATTTCGTCACATCTGCTACCATTCCTATCAAGCGACGCATTGATATGCAGTCAGTATGGCAGAAACATATTGATGCAAGCATTAGCTCTACTGTCAATCTGCCAAATGAAGCAACAGTAGATGATGTGAAAGACCTATATATGTATGCTTGGGAAAAGCATCTAAAGGGAATTACAGTATATCGTGCTGGATGTAAAAGATCTGGTATCCTCAATGCGGACACAAAGAAAGATGATGAAACTAAGCCAGAAACCTCATCATCTATTCTACCTCGTGGCTCAATCATTGAACCAAGCAATGATCTAATTGGCAAAAAGCGCAAAATCCAGACAGGATGCGGCTCACTTCATGTTCTAGCATTCTTTGACCCTATTGATGGTAATCTACAAGAGGTATATTTCAACAAAGGCTCGACAGGTGGATGTGCCAATTTCATGACAGGTTTAAGCCGCATGGTCAGCCTACTATGCCGTGCTGGTGTAGATATTATGACCATTAAAGACCAGCTTGACTCAACTGGTGTATGCCCATCTTATGCTACTCGCAGAGCAACTCACCATGATACTAGTAAAGGCTCATGTTGTCCTATGGCTATTGGCAATGCTCTAGTGGAGATGTATAATGAGATGCAAGCAGAGCTAGATGATAAAGAGGAAGATATTCCTATTACATTAAGAAAGATAAATAAAGCATCTAAAACACTCGCTGAGAATTTTAATAAAGCAACAGAGTCCATCAATAAAGTTGCTGATAAATTTGCTCAACTGGCAAAGGATAGTGGTAATGTTTACAACGCGCCAACAGATGTGTGTCCTGAATGTGGCGAACCACTGCTACACATTGGTGGTTGTATCCAATGCTCTAGTTGTGCTTGGTCAAAATGTGAAGGATAAATAAGGAGGACTAAATAATGACAGAAAATCGTATCAATTTCTATCTAGGCAGACTAGGTAATGAAGACTGGATTTGTTCATGTGACGAACTAGACCTGATGGGCGAACCAAATAAGGGCGATTTGGTATATTTGCCAATAAATGCTGAAGAAGATGAACAGGAAATGTATGTAGTGCTACAGAAGTATGTTTCGACAAATGAAATTAGCTATTTCTGCAAGCCATATAATTGGGAGGATTGAACGAATGGAATTTCTACTAAGATATTTTATTGACGGTAATGAAGATTGTGAAGGACGTGTATGGTCATATACCCATGCCGCACGTATGATTATCCCTCGCATTGGTGAGCGCGTATGGGTAGATGATAACACTTGTGTAGAGGTCGATATGGTAACATATTCGCCTGATTACTATGATGGCGACAAGCTGTATCTAGTAGATGTAGAATGCCATGATATCACAGAGGATGTTCTAGCTCAATATGATGATGATGAAGAGGAGGACTACTAATTGCCTAATTATCTTGTTGAGCTAATTAAACATCCAACAGATAATGACTGGGCTTGGTGTAGATATTGCACGTTGAACACAGTGGGGAAGAGTGTAACAGCTCTTCCCTCTGACGAATGGAAGCGTAAGCTAGTCGCATCTGAACATAGCCCACTTAGAGAGTTATGGTTTGGTATTCATATGGTCATCCCTTATTGGGTATCAGTCCATTTTGTTCGCCATCATGTCGGGTGTAATCATTATGTCCAATCTCAGCGGAATGATAGACAGAATAAGTACGACCGTAACAAAGCACCGCAAGATGAACTAGTAAGCCATGTTATGTCAATTAATGGCCAGCAGCTTGTGTATATGGCTCATAAGCGCCTATGCAATCAAGCCTCGCCTGAAACAAGAGCCGTTATGCAACAGATTGTTGATGAGGTGGTTAAGGTAAATCCTGAGTTCAAGGATTATCTAGTGCCACTATGCGAATATAGAGGCGGCTTATGCACCGAGTTCCACCCATGCGGATATAATAAGAAATTTAAGGAGAAATCAAATGCCTAAAATTTTTATCTCTCAGCCGATGAATGGCAAGACTAATGAAGAAATTGAGAATAAGCGCAATTATATCATTGACAGACTAGCAACACAGTTTGCCAGAGAAAACGAGTGTATTGAAGTTATTTATTCATTCTTCAAAAACACGCCGCATGACGTTAAACCTCTATGGTATCTAGGAGAATCAATCAAGCTAATGAGCGAAGCTGATGTTGTATTCTTCTGCAATGGTTGGCAGACAGCTAGAGGATGTCAAATTGAACATGATTGCGCTCTTGAATATGGTATTGATACTATGTATGAGGAGGACTTAATTGATTGAAGATTAAAGCAAAGCGACTATCAGATACCGCCAAGCTACCTACTTATGGTAGTGAAAAGGCGGCGTGTTGCGATTTATATTGTGACTTACGTGTAGATAAATGTATTGAATTAAATCCAGATGCGGACTTTAAGCATATGGAAGTCAATACAGACCATTTCGAGCAAGTATATGTCAGTCCACATGAAACAGTAAAAATCCCTACAGGATGGGCATTCCAACCAGAACAGGGGTATATGCTGCAACTACTACAGCGTTCGGGTCTAGCTAGTAAAGGGCTAATCTGCGTTGGTGGCATTGTAGATGAGGACTACACTGGTGAAATTGTGGTAATCATGCTTAATACAACTGATAAACCTATTCGCATCAACAATGGAGATCGTGTTGCTCAAATGGCTCTACGTCATTATTATCAATCTGAATTTGAGCTAGTAGATGAACTAGATAAGACAGAGCGCGGCCTAGCAGGATTTGGGTCTACTGGCGTATGATTATCCCTACTCTACACATTGACGGCGATGAATCCTGTATCCATCTAGTTGACCCTGCTTATCCACATGAGCCATATTCCTCTTTTCAAATGGAAACAAGTGATGATACAGCAGACCTATTCTTTGAGCTATTGACCACAGTGCTTGAGGCATATGATGATGGGTACAGCGCAGGATATGATGACGCAATTCAAGATTTTGAGGAAGGAGGAGGACTAGATGTGGAAATTTAGGCGTATTGGTGATTATTATGAATTGCTAGATGGCACAGAAACATTATATTTATGTAAACGGCTCGATTCTATTATGGTTGCCACGCTAGAAGATTTATGCAATAGGCATAATGCCGAAATTGCTAAATATGATGAGATAGATGTTAATATTGTAAGTTGCGACGAAGCGTACTTGAATGGTCTTGAAGATGGTAAGGAAGAAGTTGCTCAAGAACGATATGAAACGGGTTATGATGATGGATATCAATCAGGCAAATCAGATGGATATGACCTAGGATATAGACAGGCACTACATGATGCTATGGGTCATGATGTAGTGGAGTAAAAAATAGGGTAGTATAGAAATCAATCTATACTACCCTATAATTATATATTAATCGCCACTAGCAACTAGCGTCACAATGATAGTCTGGTCTTTGTCGTTTGTAATCGTCTTAGTCTGAGTGGTATAGCCCGTCTTACTGACAGTAACAGTATAACTATCACCTAGACCACTAAGCAGAAACTGATTGGTCGTACCAGTAATAGGCGTAACAGCCGCGCTATCTGCATCCTTAACAGCAATAGTAGCATCAGCAGGGGTTGCATTAACAGTCAACACAAAGCCCTCTTGTAATGTAACTGCACCCTTTACAATCTTGAAAAAGCGCCCATCAAGACCAACACCACAATTACCACGACCCATAACAGGCGCACCAATTTCTTCGCCTTCCGAACCATGTAAAGTGATATAACCAGCGCCGCCAACTTTAACCACGGTAAATAATGCTCCATCCCAGAGCTGACCGCAAGTAGATACTGCTTTACTTCTATCAACAGTTGTTGCATTTGCATCACAAATCACCCCGTCAATAATCTTGAGTGTATTTTTATCTAACTTAATGCCACCACAAAAATTAGCCATATCTCATTCCCCTCTCTATAATTATACTTTAGCTACCCATGCTAATGTGCCATTTACAATGCCTAGTACCTTGTCATTATCAGCGTCTGTGAATGCTGGTAGAATAGCGTCAACATATGCCTTATCAACTGCGTCATTGTCTTCAGTTGGTTCAGCCGTTAACTTGAGTTTGCCTACCATAGTGCCACCTGATTTAAGGATTGCACTGGCTTGGATTGCGCCTGTCTTGCCATCCACATAGTCTTTTGTAGCAGCGTGATTCACTGATGTTGGCGCACCTACACTGACAGATACATAAGTAGCTTGTGTGTCAGCCTTAACGAATGCCGCTGTTCCATCATTTGAGCCAGTTAATCTAGGCGCATTTGTACCAGTTGCCTCAATGGTTGAGCCGATATATAATGGAGCTGGGCCGTCTGTGCTGATTCTATGAGCATTGACAATGCCATGTTCATTCATGTTCAAATCGCTATCAATCTTGCCATCATCGTCAAGTAGGCTATGCTTATCTACATATGCCTTGGTTGCCGCATCTTGGTCTGCAACTGGGTCAAGCAGGTCAGTGATTTTATGGTTATTCAAGCTGACTTCTGATTCAATAGCCATGCCGCTGTCTGTATTGCTAATGGATTTAACACCCATAATATTATTGCCGTTCATGTATAGGTTGCCGCTCATTGGCACTGTGCCATCTGACTTGAAATCGCCAGTTGCGCCACCAGCACCAGCTACACCTTTTACATTGAGCACGGGTCTGCCTTGTGCATCCTTTGTATAATTAAATTGATCTGAATTTAATAGATAACCACCATCTGCGGCTCTGATTGTTGCCATATATTATCACATCCTATCAACTATATTCATCTGGATTTTCATTCTTTTTAGCAAAGACACGCTTAAATGCCAGTAAGAGCAATTCGCCACCAAATGCTGTAGCTGTAAATATCAGCACATCGCTAAGGTCGCATCCAGTCGTCTCACCCCAACGTATAACAGCATATGTCTTTAAGCAAGCTGCCCATATTGCAATTAAAGTAATGGCGCGAACACAGTAAATTACCAATGTCCGCGCCATCTGCCCTTTACTCCATCTTCGCTTATAACTAAGCCGCATCATGGCTTAGTCGCTAATTTTTCCATTAGCGCCTTATTCCATTTGTAGCCATCTAGGAACTCGATTGTCTTATCGTCAAATCCAAAGCGGCTCTTTACCTTAGCCTTATTTGCCTCATGTTCCTTATCAGCTTCGGATTCAACATAATCGACCCATGGTAGTTTACCGTGTTTCTGCCATTTTCTAGTCGGATAACCGGCTTTTGCGCCAATATTACCAACAGCTGTAATTTGAACGCAGTTGTTCCATGCTGGCGTACATTCTACCGCTAGACCATTGCCAATATATAGGCCCCAATGCCCAGGTAACCATAGTCCTTCACCAATAGCCATTTTGTCCCAATTTGTGCTAGACACGTTTTTGCATTTAGCAATCATGCCATCGGCGCTTACATCAGGCACACCATTTGCGGCATATTTTGCGCCACCATAATAGGCGTTCTTGTTGCCGTTCCAGCCCCATAGAATTCCTTTGGTGAGATTTACACAATCGAATAGAAACGTACCTGTGCCAACTTTCTGTTGATACATATTCCAACGGCTAGTGTACCAATCTGGATATTGCGCTTTTTTCTCATTTAGAATCTGCTGAGTACATGGCATACCAAAACAGCCCCAAGCATAAATCGTCTTATATTTCTTAGCTACTTCTTCATGCTTCTTTGCAAGTTCAAGATTGGTCATAATGCCCATTACTTAGTCTCCTTCTTTACGTTGACATTCTTAGTTAGATTGGTTAGTTGGTCAATCATTTCGCTAAGAGCCTGAACGTCCATTGGATACTGCACATATTCTGCGCTTGTCTGTACCATAGCCATTACCCATTCTTTACGGGTCGCGCCATCAGCAAATTTCTTTTCAGCCTGTTCCATTAGCTGCATAACTAGGTCAAGTAGCCCACTCCAATTCTTTTCTTGGGTTGCCTTCTTAACATACTGTACTAGCTTTAGAACTAGTGGGATACAAGTTGCTAGACCTGCCAATACTGCTACGATAACATTGATAATCTGTTCTGCGCTCATTTATTGTTCCTCCTTATTCAATTACACCGGTTAGGGTGTTAATTAGAATTTCCTGTTCATTTACCTTTTTCTTTAGCTCGTCTAGGGCATAATAATTATATGGGTCATATTGTGACCCAATCGCCGCGCTTGGATAACCGGCTACAGCGCCTAAGCTCTTAGCCGTCTCATCATCCTCGCAGATAATGATATTAGTAATAATGCCATTTTCGTCTACAATACAATAATTCATATTATATTACCTCATTTTATTTTAGATGGATGCGGATAACTACTAGACCGGGGCCACCTTTTGAACCGGGATATGGCGATTCGTCTATCCATGTACCGAACTCATCTGACCACCTATTATAAAAATACAAATCTCCACCACCACCACCACCATAATTGGGAGTTATCGGACTTAAATTGCCACCATTTGAACCATTTGGCGAACCACCATAAGCCGCACCTGAACCACCACCACCAGAGTAAAACACTTGCCCTTCGTTAAATTTCGACAATGTTGTATTTGCTGTACCATTATTGCCATATGGAGGGGGGGGCGGGTCGGCCTGTTTGCCAGTACCAGCGCGAACATCCTCATAATCGCCACCCGTACCAGAACCAGTAGAACCTGCAACACCACCGGCAGGATAACCAACCCACTGTCCAGATGTTATTTTATTTATACCGCCACCACCACCGCCATTAGCTACACATAAATTCCCTACACTTGTTGTTCCGCCAGTTATACCATGATTTATTGAATAACCACCAGATGTAGGCGTTACTCCTTTATCGCCGCCAGCCCCAATTGTAACTGTATATTTAACTGTGGTAGTAGGCGTTACACCCATGGCGTTGACAATCCCTCCACCACCACCTCCGGGAGCAGCCATAGAATATCCGCCAGCGTGTAAACCGCATCCTCCACCACCGCCGCCAACACAGCAAATATCAATATTGTCTACATTCTGACTAAAGGCAACAGTAGTAGAACTGGTATATTGTATCTCAGTACCATCAGCCACACTCTGTAACACAACTTCTAGCACATTAATAGTTCCAACATAATCTGCACCATTGGCAGTACCATTTTGTATGTCAACATACGGCGATATAATGGTAAGCGGGTCAGACACAAAAACACCGGTTACAATGCCATTTGCGCTTGTAGTGGGCGAGTTTAGTAACCCATTGATTTTTGCGCCTTGTACTGGATTACCATTTGAATCTGTAACTCTAACAGTAATTTTTTTATCTGCTCTTAATTTCTCAATAATCTTATATAGTGCCGCATCTGTATTAAGTCCGGTCTGCCCAAATAGTTGAGATGTCGCATTGCTTAGTGGGACTTGAGTTGCAGATGTGTTTGGATATAGAGTATCATATGATTGCTCGTTATTTAATTCTTTAATTGTTATATGTTTTTTTGACATAATTATCCACCTTATGATTTTAAGTGAATTTTAATAGCTACTAGACCAGGGCCACCAGAGGAGCCAACACCACCTGCTATTTGGTCGCCGCCAGCGCCGCCTCCACCACCAATTCCAGCAGTAGTAGCATTTTTTACCACTCTATGATCCGTCATGTTGACGTATGCACCACTCGCTCCGTTTGGCGCGCCACCATTTGTTGAAGCAACACCGCCAGAATAAAGTCTGACACCGCCTCCACCGCCACCAGAGTAGAACGTAACACCATCATTAAATTCCGACAATGTTGTATTTGCTCCACCGGCACTGTCTTCAGAGCCGCCATTACCAGCGCCCGTAGAACCAGCCGCACCGCCAGAAACTAGTAGACCGCTAGTAGTACGATTAAATGTGACACCCTTGCCGCCATTAGCAGTTACTAAACCACCAAATGAGCTGTTAGAGCCGTCGTTCCTACCTCCGGTATATGCACCACCGGAACCAACGATAATACTATAATATGTTCCCACATTGACCGATACAGAAAAAGAATTGGTGATGCCACCTCCTCCACCACCAGCGCCCAATGTGCCCATCGAAGCAGATGCGTTCTCGCCACGACCACCAGCTCCGCCGCCTCCAACGCAACATACATCAATATTGGCGACTCTATTTGAAAACATAACATTTTGTGAGCTAGTATATCTCACAATTGCCCCATCGGCTACACCGTCCATAGTAACAATTAGAGGTCTAGTTGTATTTTTATACTTTGACACGTCGACCGTCTTGGTTTTAATAGTATCTACATATGGTGATACCAATGTAACAGAATTGCTATCTGCCACACCCTTAATTACTCCGTCTGTACCGCTTTGTGGGCTATCTATAATACCGTTGGCCGTAATATTTGGCAACGGATTATTGCTAACATCTACCACTTTTATTGTTACAACATCTGAACTATGAATATATTGATATAGACCATTCAGCGCATCCTTAACACTACCATTCTCTACGCCATATGCCGCAGATGTAGTCTCAGTTAACATGGTATAATCAACAGCTCCAGTAGGATACAGCTCATCATATGTGCTTGATTCGTTTAATTGTTTTAATATAGTATTTTTGCCCATAGATAAATCCTCTTATCAGCTTACAAAAAAAAGCCCGCCATATCAGCCATTATCGCGTCTAGCGACATAAACTGGCCGCTACTCTGAAAATCCACCGGTAATTGCACATCAGTTGCATATACATATGGATTCAGGGTATCATATGAAGTACCATTTTTTTGTAGAATCTCAATGAAATAGGAATTCTGCACGGTATAACCCGTAGTTGGCCCAATCAGCCTGAAATATACCCCTCCATCAGCCAAGTCAGCAGGTGGTTCAGCTGATACCACAATCTTATCCTGTTTAAAGCCAGTGTCTTTTTGATTTTGTAATCTAAGCAACTCAGTAGTCAGCGCGTTGATAACTGCCGCATTCAGTTGTTTGTCAGTTAAGTTGGCATTCTTCAAAACATTCAGTGCAGCAGTATAATCACCCTGCTCCCATGCCGTCTGTAACTGATTCCATAACGCCTTATCTTCAAGATGAATATCTTGGTAATTCATGCTGTCACCCCTGTTACCTCAAACCAAAAATCGGTCGGTTGCTGATTAGTAGGTTGCGTCTCAGATACGATATAAGCAGGGCTATATCGTACATTATAATAATTCTGAATTGCCACACACGTATCAAGGATAGAGTTGATTAGGTCGGCTGTGATTATCTTAGAATCGTGATTAGCAATGTTGGCTAATACAGACTGTGCCGCATTGATATTACCAGCTTGCATATAATCCTGATATTGCTTAATTAGCGCCGCATCAGCCGCAGTGATATCTTGCATGGTAGGGAATGTCTGGTTAGGAAAATTTGTAGCCAACTTAAACCACCTCGCTTTCTTCATAATATGGATACCAAGAAATAGCGTTAATCGTCATTGTGCCGCCTGTTGCATAATCCACACTAAACGATTTAACGATATATTTGCTTGGTTCTTGTTTTTGACCAAATCTGTGAGATATAACAATATTTGCATCCATCCATGGGATTGGTATTGTCTCCATTGATATACTGTCATTCAATCTTGACCGCTGGTATATTTCAAAATCTGCTCGTTGCTTGGCTAGATCGTCTGAATAGATATTATCATATTCTCCGCCATATAACACAATACGAATGCGACCTACTGAGCTAGAGCCAATCGGGTCGCCTACATAGAATGGGCTGGACGGGTTATTGTCGTAGGATATTGCTTGAGCTTGCTGATGCCCCATGAAACGCCAGAATGGACCGCCTTTGTCCTCTTCTGGTTCCGCATCTGGGCCAGCAGTAAATGTACCAGAACCCGCATTCTGATAAAATATACTATTCATCGTATCATATAGCCCAACTGTTCCATCATTATTTTTGCACGGAATAAAATTGCGCACAAGCGTATTGTTGTCATATATCATACAGCTATATATTTTAGCAGATGCGCCAGTTCCAGCTGCCCCATTATTATTACTACTAAATAAATACATACTACCAGGAGTGCTAAATGTAGTATATGTAGCAGTTGACACTAAATCTCCATTGATATAACATTTGTTCTTGTTTGCATCAATAGTGAATTTCCCAGACGGTTTAACACTTAGCTCGTTCATACTGTTGGCATAGTCGAATCTATAATATTGACCACCAACTTGTAAAAAACCAAAGGAATTATTGCCTGCTGCAATTCTGGCCCCATATAGCCAAGATGCTCCAGTTATAGGCCAATCTACAACAATGATAATACGTGTGTCCTGATTTGGAATAATCCCGGTATTAATATATTGTGAACCAGAGCTTTGAATGTATTCAAGCTGAGTATAGCCACTTGGTAATATTGGGCCAGAAACATACTGAAAAATCCATTCTGTATCCTTAGTTAATGATTGAACTGGCTCATCGTCAATATCGACAACATCATTAGAACCCAAATAGTTAATAGTTATTTTATTATCTTGCTGTATTGGCGACATTATAACTTCTTGTCCAGCTACGAAAGCCCCACTTCCTGCATTTCCATAAAATATATTATTTACTACATCATACAACCCAATTTCATTTGATTGGTTCCTGCATGGTACATAATCCCTCTGTAAAACATCATTTGTATAAATCTTAAATGAATATAAAGTGATAGCAGGAATTGACCGATACGCCGCATTATTTCTATTTGTATCAAAAATATATAGCGTATGTGAACTCGTAAATGTAGAAGCGGCAAAAGTACCAACTTGACTGCCATTAAAATATATTACGTTTTTATTGTAATCAATAGTAAATGGATTTGTGGATGGGAATGTAAATTGCGATTCTGTGGTATTATGCACAATACCAATTTTACTATTTGCACTACCACATTCATACGCCGCATTTTTTGATGATGTTGCTGCGCCAAAAAAATAGCTAGTTGTTGAAGAACTAATTGCGTTAAAATATGCTTTTGTTAAAACCCTTGTATTTTGTGTCGGATTATAATTGGTATTTATGCGTTGCGTTCCACTCGACTGGATATATTCAAGCTGTGTATATCCACTTGGCAAATCAACTTTTTCAGGCCCCGCAATAAATTCACCCGTCCCAGCATTGCTGTAGAATTGCGAATTTACAACATCATATAGTCCAACAATGCCAGAAGGATTTTTACAAGGAATAAAGTTACGAACAATCTGGTCATTGTCGTATATTTTACAACTATATAATTTACCTCTTGCCCGTCTAGTATCTACTGTTCCCGCCGTATTTAAAGAAAATAACACCAAATTATAAGAACCTGTAAAAGACGATTGACCAAAAGATACAGTTTTATCACCGCAACTAGCGACACCTTTATCTAGTTTATAAATCAATCTTGTGTTATTATTTATAGATATTGGATTTGTATTATAATAAACACTACCATATTGCGGATATGTAGTATTTGTACTTAACCATATTGCAAAAGCTGATTGATTTTCTGATTGTCTTGCACCAAACAATGGGTCTTGATATTCAATTGTACCAACCTGCTGATAGTCTACAACTATACCACTATTTCCAGACGGTTTAAAACCCGTATCAATGTACTGAGTGCCAGTAGACTGAATGTAAAACAATTGCGTATATCCATCAGGAAGAGATGTGACACCACCACCGCTAACCTCAATATCGCTAGGTAACGTAATTCCAACCGCCGTCCCGTCCTCTAGTGCCTTCAAATCAGCAAATGTCGGTGTAATTGTACCACCATTCACAGTCGTTTTATCAGAGGGGCTATAATAATCCACATCCCATGTATGCCCTAACACCTCTACATAATTCTTAACGCTCTCAAAGTCTGTGTTGATATTTTCTGAGATTAGCACGTTGTTGAACAAATCATCATCAATCAGCACTGGGTCATCATGTGCAAGAGGAATTGGCTCATAATGAAATACGCCATTTATATCAAAATAGATTTGATAATTAGGCATAATGTCGCGCAATGAAGATAATATATCATACACTGTACCGCCAACATCAATCTCAATATCATATGGGACAGGTACAATCGTGCCATCATTGGTCTTACATTCTTCGCAGATATATTTGGTGAATCCGCCTAATGCTAATGTGCTAATAATCGCCTCACGCACATTCTCATCTTTAGCGATTTTAGTTGGAATACCCTCAAGATTGCCATTGCGTAGACCAGTTAGCTTGCTCATGAGGTCAAGAGCTTGCATGGATATTTCATTGGTTGACGCATTATATGACCATTGGGGGTTATTGACTAGATAGATTCCTTGATTGTACCATTGAATCTCACCTGTACGCATATTCTCATAGCCAACATAAGGACGAACAAATTTATCTAGCCATAATTTGCTACCGGCTTTAATATCAAATGTGCTAGTAGTGACCACAAAGCCCAAGTCACATGAACGTCGCAAGTCGCTATTGGAGTCCACATTGATTGAACACTTGGTCATATTGCCGCTCAACTCGTCAACGATATTGTATTGAAAATCTAGCAATTCGAGCCGTATATATTTTTTGATGTATTGCTGTTTGAGGACATTATAATCCTCAGCGCCAATGTTAATCATGTGTTAATCCTCCCGTGGGATTAGCCCATTTGCATATAGGTCGGCCTTTACTTTGGGGTCGCCTGTTTGTGTCCATTCTGCCGTCATACGCTGAATGCCCATGCCATAATTTGATTCATAGTCCGTCTGAGGATTGCCCGTAATGATACATAACCATTCTGAGCTGTTCCAGTCCTTCAACATCTTTGGCTTCTTATTGGTCAACCACTTAAATAGTGTATTACGCTCTTTAGTAATTGCCTGACGGTCAAATTCATGCGTCTCAGAAAAATTCTTAGGAACAATCAATGCGCTGACCGTACCTGTATCATAACCAAGTAAGCCATTGCTCACCATAACAGGGTATTTTCTGCCAAACGGCTCATATGTGCCAATTTTTTGTACGCTATCAGTTGAGCCGTATTCAATATCAGCATAGAATTTATATATTGTATTCACATCACAAATAAATACGCCTTTGAATTTGGAATAAACCTCAGATACTGTATAGCTGCCCTCAGTCTGGCCCGTGATTGGCACATATGCGTATTCATATTGAGTATAGTTAGAGGCTAGATTATCCGTGAAGATAAATGATAGGTCATCAATGCTATTGACGGCAATCTCCTTGATTGTTGTCCAGTCAAATGTGCCCTTCTCGCGCCTCTTGATTTTAATACCAGATATATTGCTTGTCAAATCGTCGATATTACCAGCCGAGATATTATTCTCAAAATTGCAATCCATGATGGTATTGAAATCCCATGCAGTAGGCAGAGCATGACTATATTCACTCGTTACATCATATCCCGCATAGAAATGGTCATATATACCGTTCTGAATCGTGGTCGTTGTAATGTTATTTACGCTTGTTGGCATAGGGTCAAGCGCATTGCCATCTGAACAAAAATTATAGCCTAGTAGACCAATCATGCCGTCACCTCCCCACTATTCCAATCTGCGCCTAAATTCTCAATCTTTAGGTCATATAAGCCGCTTACACACCTAATCCATAGGAATAGATAATCGGTATTAGCTGGCTTTGTTATTGTGTCTGATTTTATAACATAAGCATACAATTCGTTTGCGTCTTGCACTCTCATCTGATACCATGCTTTTGTAGTATCTTCCCAATACGAGATGGACACTGTGTCGCCGCTTGAATTGACTAGAGATACGATGTTGGCCGGTTCTTTTGTTTGGTCGGTATTGGCTTTAAATGACTTGCCCCATATTTTCATAGTATAGTCATTTGGTAGCTGATATCCTTCTGCCCACTTGACGTATGAGCCGCTTGCAGTCAAATCGACCGTATTACCAACATATGTAGGTGGGTCTGGATAAGACGTGCCGTTAATATCAACAACATTGGACTCAATTGTGATATTACCATCTTCGCAGTTATTTGTTAGATATAGATATGAATAACCACGAGCCGTCTCATATTGTACAGAAATGGTCACAAGACCAGTATCAACCAACGTGCCATTTACAGTTGTGCCCGTACACTGAATGCCATATACCGTCTTATCTTCAAAGCCGCTAAATGTATATGATATAGTCAGAGGCAAACCGCCACTCGATACATATTTGCTACCAGATGTAGACAGGAGAATTCCCGTATTATCATATAGGTCAAATCTATACGCATTCAGCGTTTCGCCTTCGGTCTGGTTGTACGTCACGTCAAATACATATGAAGCGTTATTGATTATGTGAGTTGATGGTAAATTGCTAAACTCAAAACTTGGTGTTGAATAGCAGTAAAATTGAATCGTATTAGATGGTTGCGATGATTCGCCAGCCGCGTTATGCGTCACAATGCTAGCCTGATAGTAATGCCCATTTGCCAATGAACCGGCTGGCACGGTAATGCTATATGCAAAGCTGGTGCTTGTGCCAGTATAAGCCGTAACTAACGACGCATTATCCTTAATCGTGATAGTCGCGCCTGTTACTTGGTCGCCACCAATTACATTGAATTTAAATGCTTGGTCTTTAGAGGCATCAAATGCCACTTGAGTATATAAAATAGGAGTTGTTAGTGCCATTATATCACCTCTTATTTATTAAATTTTATTCTGTTATTTCCTTCCAACCAGCCGGATATGCAGATGGGCTATAAGCGTTATTATCAATTAGGCTCTCATAGATTTTTCCCTCAAACTTGACTTTATCGCCCTTCTTATATGCGTCATGTGCGCCTGTTGGTTGTACGAAATCTGGGATTGTTTCAGTTGGAGGAGTTTCTGGCTCTGTTGTACCACCGCCACCTTCAGTTGATTCCGTATATTCTTCCCAACCGGCAGGATATACATCTGGTGCCCATACGTTAGCATTGATAATGGATTTATAGAGCTTGCCATTGTAGCTAACAATATCACCAATATTATAAGCGTCGACCGCGCCTAAAGGCTGTGTCCAAATAGGATAGCCACTTGCACTAATGCCCATCTTTTTATATAGGCTTGCAGTTGCATCAGGTAGCCAGTCGGATTGTGACTTGTGCGCCTGTAGCACTAGATATAGCTGTGGATCACCAACGCTATTTTTACCATATGAGATAACGTCATTTGCTTTATATTGTTTATCTGCCGCCCATACCGGATATATGCTTGCAATCTGCATAGCAGCCTCATCGTCAGCGTATAGAGTGGTTGCAAATATCTGTAAAGCACGGCGCAGTTCAGCCATTGCTTGAATTTGTTTTGTATCAATCATATTGATTCTCCTCAAAGTTATTTTGTTAAATACCGATTGCAAAATAATAATATGTTGAATTAGACATGTTTAAACCGCGTTCTGCATTTGAACCCTTCCAAGACACTGAATTCCCACTCCAAGAAACTACAAATGCTTCCGACCTTGTTGGGGTTTCACTGTATACCTCAGAAACATAATGTACGGCAGGATATTGAAGTATTGTGGCGCTACGCCAACCAGTACTATCAAATCCTTGTATAGACACATACCTTGGACTAAAATTAAATGTCAACGTTCTTTGATTCGCGTTACCACTACCAACATAGCTACCCGTCGCCATTTGCACAGTAGGAAGCGTAGGCTTGTCACTGCCTCCGCCACCAATAATGAACGCATTGGACATATTGCCGTTAGGAACAAATACACGCGTCGCCATACCAGCCAACAAATCGGGTGATACGACGGCCACGTTCTGGTCTTGACCATTCATTGTAACTACGGCTTTTTTGCCGTTAATCGATTTGAGGATGCCTGTATATACGTCCGTGTTAGTTTCAAGCCCCTTATCGAGCATCAAGCCAATGGATTCTATTAGCTCCTGTTCTGGGGATTTTTCCTTATTATCCAATCTATATTTCCTCCATATAGATATATAAGGAGGGTAGTTGCCTACCCCCCTTAATTTGCTAAAATTTATCGCTTATAGCTATACTGTAGCGCATAATTCTTGAGTCCCTGAACGAACGATTTAGCATCTGTTACATTAGGTAGCTCAATGCGCGATACGTCAAAGGCATAGCTTGTATTACTACCGCCGCTTCTTGCCGATAGAGTTGTTAGCATCTGCTGTGGCGTTGTATTACTCCACTTCCAAAGATTAGCCGTCTGATTAGCCGGGATGACGTTATCGCCTTGACCAAGAATGCGCATTTCAGGGCCACGCTCACCAACTAAGGATAGCCCGCCTCTGAAATTGCGCGTACCTGTGGCATTTTTTGACCATTTACCGGTTGCGCCTGAATAAGATAGGTTGGTACCGGTTTCTTGAGCCAACCGTTCAGCCAACTCTTCATTGGCTCTGTGTAACTCATCTTTGGTCTTCTCATCAGCATCAAACCAACGCTGTGCGTTTAACTCCATCTGCCGTCTGATATCCTCAGCCGTATCGTCTAAGTCTTCAGCCTCGCGCACCCAGTCCTCATATTTCTTGTCGGCTTTCCAGTCTTCGTCTTCAAAGTCGGCTTTCTCATTAGGCAATAAGCCCGTACCGTGTACAAGCAGATTATTGATTTCAGCTAGATCATTAGCTTTCTGCAATTTTTCTTGCAATGCTCTCAATTCTTCTGTTTGTTGATGCAACTTATCTTTCTCAGTCTGGTCATATAGAGTAAACCATTTTTCTGAGTTCTCCTCTATCTTCTTAGAGATGTAATCGCTTGCTTTAGTGATATAACCTTGGCTAATAGCTTGACCATTCTCGACCTTCTCTAGGGTCTTATTGATATCATCGACATTATTAGCTAACTTTTTATTACGTCGCATCTCATCGAATGTTTTACCGCTTGTTTGACGATTAGCCGCACGTTCAGCCTCAGATTGAGCTGTGGTATCAATGCCAAGTTGAGCATAACCAAGGTCACGGAATCTGCGGCGAGATTCTGCCTCAACGGCTATAGCTTGTCGTTCAAGGTCGGTTGCAGCTTCAAACCATTTTTCGCTTAATTGCTTAATGGCTTCTTCGTTTTCTTCGAGAGCCGCTTTTAACTTGTCAAGGTCGAACGTAGCATATTCATACCGGTCGGACTCATCCATTCGATTGATATGCCAATCGCGCTTACTAGCTCGTTCAGCCTCTCCAAGCGCCGTCTCATAAGCATTGCCCTGATAATTGTTGGCCCACATCATATCCAAGATATCGTTCATTGTTTGCCATAGTTCGGCTGTATCCTCTCTGCGCGTACCCCTCCAAGCCGGTTCATAACTACGCCAGCCAAACGGGTCGTCAGGGTGTTGCACCATAGACATTTGCCAAGCCATACGAGAATATTTGCTAGAATCTATATTATCATACTGCTCGGCCATCTTGGCATACTCATCGTATCCAAGACTCTTAAATATATCCTTATAATATTGGAATACCTGTTTGGCGGCATCGAATCTATCAACCATATCTTGAAGAGCATAGATATCTGCGTGTTCTTGGCTAGACCAATACTTGAAGACCTCTTCCCAATCGTCGAAAATAGACGTACCGGGTAGATTGCCCAACCAAGCATCAGTTGTCTTATAATCACCAAATTGCCCCTTCTTTATCTGTGTATCAAACACATCAATCCAGAATGCCTTGGTAAAGCCAACAAAATTGCCGTCTTTGTCCCAATATAGAGGGTTGTCGCTGTTTCTATCTGCAAGATACCTAGCACCGTTGGTGTCTGTAGCTACCATGCCTTGTGCATTACTGCCATACGTTCCGTTGCTCATCAAGCTACTTGTTGAAATGTAGCCATTGACCGCATCAACCACGCCTTGACCATATGTCTGCAGCGCATTTTTAGCCCAATCCAGCCATTCATTCAGCAGATTCTTATTGCTATCATAATAATCAGCCCCGGATGCGGCCATATTTTTGAGCCAGTTATTAATCATCTCTTGGGTGACATCGCCGCCATTCTGAACAATATCCTTCATTTCGTTGAATATCTCATTGGCGTTGTCTTTCATTTCTTTAAGTTGCTCTAGCTCACGTTCACGCTGAATCTTATCACGGGTTTCCTCGTAATCGGCTTGAGCTTTGGCAATCGTGCCATAATCCTTATCATATTGGAATTGGCCATTCTTATAGAGCAGGATTTTCTTTTGCTTGGCTTCTTCTAGGGCTTTGAGCTTTTCCTCAAGTTGTTTTTGACGGTCAAGCTCTTTATTGGTTTCTTCAATAGCGTCTGTTTTGCTATCCCAGAAATCATCAGATGCGTCTTTTAGCTCTTGAATAGAATCAAGGATTTTCTGCTTGGCTTCTTCAGCGGCTTGCTCTGCCGCACGGGCGGCTTCTTGAGCGGCTTGTTCAGCAGATTTTGCGGCTGATTCATATGCTTGCTGAGATTGTTTAGCCGCCTTTTCTTGGGCTTGCTGGGCTTTCTTGGCTTGCTTTTCAGCTTCTTCTGCAGCTTTTTCTTCGGCAGATTTTTTGGAGGAACCGCCACCACCACCAACACCTGATGGGACATTCTTGTTTAACTCATCAAGTTTTTTCTGGGTTTCAGACATAATCTTTTCGTAATTGGCTTGACCTTTTTCTGCAAGATAGTTGGTCAACCAAGACTTATAAGCCGATTCGTTAGATTGTGCTGTTTTACCAGTTAATTCCTTATATGTTCTTTGTAGATTAGAACTAGAAGAGCCAATAGATGCTCCACCAGTGGCAACACCAGCCATAGCCATCATCGACTGTAATTGGCTAGATGTAATAGCAGCTGCTGCACCAACCTGTTGAATTTGAAGAACCAGATTAGCGTAATTAGCCTGTGCGGCGGCTTGCTGTGCTTGTAGCTCAGACTGCTCCAAAGATACCATTGACCCATCAACCGCCAACGCTGTTTGTGCTGCTGTAGTCAATTGTCCATTTTGGTCAAACAGAGATGCGGTCAATTGAGCTGCAGCAGTCGAAGTGTCATAGGTGGCTACCTCAATTTGAGACATGGCATCTTCAACACCATCTGCTGCGTCTTGTTCAGCTTGTACCGCATTTGCTACATTGGTTGCATTAGTCGCTAATTTTTCACTAGCAGCATCAGCCCACAACAAGAACCGCTCTTGATTCTCATTGAGTTTATATGTGGCATCGCCAGTTTCCTCATATGCCGTCTTTAGATCTCTGAGGTTAGTAATGGTTGTCTGGTTCTTATCAATTAGAGATTGAAGACTTGAAACATATTCAGAATTGCTAATTTGCCCGTTCTTCTTATCTCTTTCTAAATCAAGATATGCTTCTCTAAAATTATTTAGAGAATCAGCCGCTTGATTATAAGTATATGCCTCAGTTACACCATACCCATAATCGTCATAATTTGTGACGTATGTGGTCTGGTCTTCAACTTGTCCCTTTTGCCACTTTGCAAGCTGCTGGCGGCTTATAACTTCCTCTTGTTCTTTAAGTGTATCAAGTTGTGATTGAAGAACACCAAGACGGATTTTCTCAGATTCAGTAAGCTCATCAACTCGGCTCTTTAAGTTGCTATATTCGCTAACCGGGTCTTCCATCTCATCGATTTGCGTTCTTAGGTCTTGTAGCTGCTTTTCTGCTTTGTGGGCATTTTCTTCAAGAGCATTAGCAAGTTCGATGATACCTACAATAGCCGCACTTACAGCTAAGAATATTGGCAATGCGACACTTGCCGCACCACCGGCAGCACTAATCGCAGCACCAAACGTACCAGAACCCTCTGCTACAAGGGATATAACTGCTCCAAAATTACTAAACTGTGTAGCAATGGTTGGCAATATGTGGCTAACTTTTAATAAGCTACTCAATCCCCAACCCGTACCAGCTAGTAATCCAACTTTAGTAATAAATGTGCCAAGACCAGTATTTGCCACTTTTAAGAAAGCGTCGCCAAGGGTTAATAATGCTGAAATAAGTTGCTTATCAATAACGTTATTTGCTAAATCTTGGAATGTTGCTTTAAGATTATTAGTTTGATATTCGAGCGATTCTTGATATGCTTCATTCTCACGCATTGCTGAACCAGCTGAATTGATAGATGTCGCTGTTGCTTCTGCTGCGTGATCGAAATTATTCATCAGCGCGAGGAAATTGTTTAACTGATTTGTACCCGCACTAGTAATAGCTATATATTGTTGAGTATTCTTATCTAGTGAATCCCACTTTGATGCAAGATCGGCTAGAATATCATAGGTACTGCGCATCTGTCCAGAGCTGTCGTATAGCGCAATACCAAGGTTATTATAAATCTCTGTAAGCTTTTTACCAGTATCACTATTCTCGTCTACAACTTGAGCCAACCGGCTAAAAATTGTATTGGCCGCTCTTGCAGATTTACTTGCATTACGAGTTTGCTCTGTAATTGCAGTGACAACACCAAGAGTCTGGTCAATAGAGTTGCCCATCGCAGACGATGTGGATGCCACAATACCTAGAGCTTTAGATAAATCGCCAGATGAAACAGAAAAACGATTTGCCGTTTCATTGACTTTATCGATGATTGACTGTGCATTTTCAGCCTCAATGCCAAATGCAATCATCTGAGAAATTATAAACGATGCAGAATCGCCAGCGGAAATAGCCTCATCCGAGACGTTCTGGAACATCGTAGCAGTTTTTGCTAATGTTGCCGCATCGGAATCATTGAATCCGTTCTTTCTAAATTCCGTTGCAGCTTCAACCATCTCTGACGGTTATAAATTATCTAATATATCCCCAATCATTGTCATACTTTTCTTGGGCTTTGACTTGTGCTATTCTATGCTCTTTCTGTTTTTGATTTATTTGCTGTTCATGCAGATTTACATCATAGCTACCATCGCTTACCCATTTTCTCATAATAGAATTAAGTAAGACAAGTAAAGGAAATGCAAAAATAGAAAGAATGAGGATGACGACAAGCGGCATACCCGTTTCACATATAAACCATATAACCAATGGAATCAGTATGAGCATCACTATGACCCACATTATAGCACACCCCACTTATTGTCATATTCATCCTGCGCTTTAATTTTGGATATATCCTTATCTCGTTGCCTCTTATTGATTTCCATATAATCATCTGGATTTTTGCGCTTTGTTGTATAGCCACTCATGGAACAAAGATAAATAAGGACTGCGAATACGAGTACGGCCACAACAATTATCGCCATATACACATTCTCCATTATAATTTCCCCCAACGCCAATCATCATCTAAACCCCACTCATTGATTCGCCGCTCCTCATCTTTGGCTCGACTATCAATATGATATGATTGATTTTTCTTATCTTTGGGCTTTTTGAACAAACTGATGATTGTTCCAATCCAAATGTAGAACATGACTGGTAGTAACACAAGCAGTAAAAATACAGAAGCCATAATAGATACCTCCTTTAAGTATCTATACAATAGCACATATTAGATAATTTGTCAAGGGGTTTTCAAGCCCTTCCTGAATATTTCTTCACCCTATATATTTGGAGGGTCGCCCTGTATATTCGATTGACACATCCCTCATCAGGACTTCGCGCCCAATCTGCCCTTTTATGATACATTATTTATCATTAATTCTTTAGGCTTTTCAACCATGGAATCATCCTTATCGTCTTTCTGCTTTCGCACTAATTCATTGTTAATAATCACACTCAGGCATATCTCATCCTCATGTTGTAGTGATAAGGCTCTTGAGGCTTTCAAGGGTTTAGGGGCTGTTCTCTATGCTGCTTTACCATCGCAACATACCGGCTCAGACCGATTTGGTTTACCGGTGCGGCCAACTGTTTGACCAATTTTAGATAGTTTATCTGCGTATTCATCTAGCGCCTGTCCATTTAGGTCGGATACCTTCTTGAACTCGGTTAATGCGTCATCAAGCTCATATACTTGACCGGCCATATCCTTGATAGCAGAGGTAAATTTGTTAAATACCTCATTCGCCACATTAAATGTAAGCTCAAGGTCTTGCCCAGCATCATTTAGATTTTTGGTGGATTGGACGGCATCATCAATATCTTTTTTACCAGATTTTATACTAGATGTATCAAGAGGAATTTCATATTTTTTAGATTTTAACTTTTTCTCAATATCGTCCAAATTCAACTGGGCGTCAATGAGAACCGAGTAGTTAGAACTTTTAGCCATTCATCACACTCCCTTTTTCTTAATTTGTGAGTAGGCTATGAGGATTCCTTCTGCGCAATCATCCTCATTCTTTTTGCTACTTGGGGCAACCCATGCCAATTCGAGGCCAAATTCTTCATTCGCCATCTCTATGGCTTTTTTCTTCAGAACATCTCTTTGTAAACCGGCCCTTGTGCCATCAAAAAGATTAAGGTCGCCACGCCATTTACTTGGCATCAAGAAGCATGGCTTTATCTTGAAGCCAGCGCATAATGCTAAAATCACACCTTGCACTGCGCCCAATTTCTCTATAGTGGATGCGCCTTTCTTTAGTGGCACTTCCTCTGCATAGATAATAGTGGGTTGATACTGCCTAAATATTTTTGATAATTCCATAGTAAGCCCCATTACCCTATCATGCCAATCATCCCCCTTTGGCTTGATTGCGCCATATGCAATGAGTTCACCATTATCAAATATAGACCATCCAGTGCAAGAGGTGCTTGCATCAAGTCCACATATAACCATATTAACTTTCCTCGACATGAAGCGGCGTATTGTGCATCTGTACAGTAAGCCCAGCCGCCTCCATGCCTTCTTTCATCCATTGTTTCATCTTGCGTCTACCTATGCGCTTATTTAGTTCAGTCCATGCGTCACGTTGCTTTCTAAATGCTCCATCGCCAAACAATGAACCAGTCGCGCCTTGATAGATAAGTTCAGCTAGATAAGGCCGCGCATCCTGTCCATAAAAATCGCCGCCAACACCAATATGCTGTGCAAAATTGGATGATTGCGGGTCGGTGCTACCTATGCTCATCTTGCTATAATCGTACTTGAACTCGCCTTGGGCCGCAGATGATGTTGACTTAGATTCAGTGCTCCATGCTCTATATAGGTCACCCGTTCGATTATAATCTTCTGGGCTATACGCCATATAGACCACATCATGTACTACTGATATATTCTCGTCATATATCTTATCAAGTACATAGTTAATAGCCTTTTGGATAGGGCTGCGCAACAGATTTCTTAACTCTTGCTCACTTCTTGCTGTTGGCATTCTTTGCCACCTCTAGGTATTCATTCAACTTCTTGCTAAATTCAGGCATTTCATTAGCCAACTTCATGAGAGTGCGCATTGGGCTTTCCTCATACTTGATAGCCTTCTCAATGTCATAGAAATTTAGCACATTCGCCTTAACACAGTCAATCAGGCCCGACTTGAGCCAATGTTCATGATTGTAGTTATTGACTTCCTCAGCCGTTAGGTTGGTCGCATAGATAAGCAGCAACATATCAATATTCTGTTCACGCTCTGCCCAACTCTTTAGAGTGTAGACACTATTAGCAATGGCCTGAACTTGTGCATAAGTTAGATATGGGTTAACACGAACGCCAAAATCCTTGAGTTCAATACTTTCCATTTCCTTAAAATCCTTCATTATTCCTTATTCTCCTTTTCTTTAACTACCTTATAAGTTCCTTTATATTTCCTTAGATGTACAT